TTTTATTAATTCTTTTATTAATTCTTTTATTAATTCTTTTATTAATTCTTTTATTAATTCTTTTATTAATTCTTTTATTAATTCTTTTATTAATTCTTTTATTAATTAATTTAATAAATTATTTTCTTTATTAATATTATAATGATGAATTTTGATATGGTTGAATTATTTAAACGTGCAGTTAAATATTTAGTAGAAGGTCTACTAGTAGCTATAGCTGCATATGCTATCCCACAGAAATCGTTGAAATTAGACGAAATCGCATTAATTGCTTTAACCGCGGCCGCGACATTTAGTATTTTAGACACATATGTTCCATCCATGGGTGTTAATGCTAGAACCGGCGCCGGTTTTGGAATAGGGGCCAATCTCGTCGGGTTCCCGGGAGGTTTATAAATTCATTTTATGATTTAATAACGTTAATATAATTCATATTTTATATCTCTATTTCGTATTTTACTTTAATTTTATCATTTAGACGCTCTAATTCAGCTTCTAAATTATAATTTGGCGGGAGAACCATTTTAACGTTTAACCGTATTCCTGTTGTTTCGCATCGTTTATCAAATATTAGATGTGGTTTTCCTCTGGAATCTGCTATTGAAATATATGGAGGGAGAGTTTTTTTTAGTTCTTTTTATTTAATATGATAAAATGAAAAGAACATATGCTTCTAATTGCTATACGCTAACCCTCCCATACCACTCATGATACGGAGAACATTGTAATTTGTGGCATAGACACGAACCTTCGCGGTGTTGGTACCCTGGACGGTAGCATTGGAGAGGACAAGCTGGAGTGTCGCGTTGTCAATGCGGGAGAAATTGCACGTGCCGCTGGGCTGGTGTTCCTCAGGTCTTAGCGAGAAAGAATACACGTTAATACCGGTGGAGGGGTTGCGAGTGTGGTGCTGGTATGGCTGGACAAGATCGAAGTACGAGCCCTCGCGTTCCGAGAAACGGTCCTGACCATTGAGGAGAAGTTTGGCGCATACGACGGGATTCTCACCCCAGCAATGCATGTTGAGGGCAGTTTCGGCGAGGACGAATGTGCCGGCATCCGAGACACCAGAATCATTATTTGTTCCAGGAAGAGCATATGAAGCAGAATCTGCAAACGTTTCAACATCACCCGCAAGTGAATCCTGGAATAATCCAGACGCATCAATGAAAGCAACATTGGAAGAAACGAATTGTTTATGGTGAACTGGATCCCACCATTCTCCACCTACCGATGCGCCACCTGTAAGAGATAACTGTGAACCGAATGCCATGTGAGCATTGGGAAGAGCATCAACCGCATCAGTGTAATTGAAAGGTTGGGCACCTAACAGAAGATTCAATTGAGAACCACACGAGAGCGACGAACAATAATCAACATTGGAGTCGGGCTGGACAACCCAGATTAATTCCTTGCATGGATGATTGAAATTGAGCTTGATTTTATTGGACGACGAACCAACCGATTCATCGCCGGTGAATTGAAGCTGTTCAATGAGATATTCGTGGGGGTTGGACGCCATGCGTCTGCGCTCTTCAGTGTCTAAGAAGACATAGTCAACGTAGAGCGAAGCAGCCGCTAAAGACTGTTTGTACGCAGTTGCAGCTTTGCACGCTGAACCCGAACCACCTGTTAAACTGTTTACCGCCCACAAGCACTCGTCTAATGGGGAAATATCAATGTTGATCTTAACTTCGTGGTACTGAAGAGCAATCAGGGGAAGAGCTAAACCTGGATTGCGGCAGAACCAGAACTGAAGGGGGACATATAAGAACGATTCAGGTAGAGCATTACGGGGAGCACATACCTGGCGAGGACCATTTGAGTCACATGGGCCATCAACAGATGCAAAATTGGGATCGGTAATGTATGTTAACTGAGTGGTCTGGCCAACCATCTTGTTATGGGCTTTTTCTTGTTCAGTTGAAAGAGTTAATTCATTCCAAATGTGCATCCAATCTCCGTATTGGCGATCAATGCGCTGACCACCAATTTCTACCTCGACCTGATTAATTAACTGTTCTCCTGGGAAATCTAACCATCTAGCATATTTAGCCATCTCTTGATTAATTTCAGGAAGAACAACCTGTAAATATGTGCGGTATGCTAAATCTCCATTACGCGAAATGGTGCAAGTAACACGGCGACCGAAATCAGCTTGACCATTGAATGTCTGCTCAATAGATTCCATAGCAAAATTGGTGTACCGTCTGTATGTTACCTTCCAGAAAGTGATCTGGGGGTTAGATGTGAGATACACATCCTGGGCCCCGTAAGCGACTAATTGCATTAAACCTCCACCCATTTTATAATACTACTAAAGAAAAAAATTTTACAAATTGTATTTAATTAATTTAATTAATTAATTAAATAAATTATTAATTATATAAAATTAATAATTTATATAAAATGTTAGCATATTACAATATACTGTATATAATTAAACAATATTAACAAAAAATCCTAAATTAAACAATTAAATTAAACAATTAAATTAAACAATTAAATTAAACAATTAAATTAAACAATTAAATTATATATAAATCTCTAAATCTCTAAATCTCTAAATTCCTAAATCTCTAAATCTCTAAATCTCTAAATTCCTAAATCTCTAAATTCCTAAATCTCTAAATTCCTAAATCTCTAAATCTCTAAATCTCTAAATTCCTAAATCTCTAAATCCCTAAATCCCTAAATCCCTAAATCCCTAAATCCCTAAATCTCTAAATCTGAAATCTCTAAATCTCTAAATCTCGAATTCTCGAAATCTCTAAATCTCTAAATCTCGAATTCTCGAAATCTCGAAATCTCGAAATCTCTAAAACATAATTCATTCCTAAAATATTAAACAAATTATTTTATTATAATTATATATGCCATTAGTTAAAATTAAAATACAAAATCAGAATTTAACGACTATTGATAATCAACATAATAAAATTTTAAATATAATCGATAACGATGAACAATTAATACCTAAATACATTGAACAAAAAAGAACTACTAAAAATTTATTAAAAAATGAAAAAAATATCGAAAAAAAATTAGAATTACAAGACCAATTAAACTCCTTAAATGAACAAATTAATATATTAAAAAATAAAAAAAAGAATTATTTACTAAATAATTCTAAATATATTTTTGAATATTTTGAAAAAAAAAAAGAGATTGTTAATATGAACAACAATAAACAAGATATGCAATATTTTTTCAACAATGAAAATCATGAACAAATCGATACAAAAAATTCAGCTATTACTAAATATTTAAACAATATAACAAAATATATAGATCTAAATAATTATTATATAAATAATTATAATTGCCCATATTGTAAGAATGGCGAATTTATATTTAACGAAACCGAAGGATCACTAATTTGTAATAATTGTTACAAAACCAATAAATATTATATAGAAAATGATAAACCCAGTTATAGAGAACCCCCTAAAGAAGTTTGTTTTTATGCATATAAAAGAATAAATCATTTGAGAGAAATATTGGCACAATTTCAAGCTAAAGAAACAACTTTAATACCATATGAAGTCATAGATTCAATAAAGAATCAAATTAAAAAAGAGAGAATTGATTTATCCGAACTTACAAATAAAAAAACAAAAGAAATTCTAAAAAATTTAAAATATAATAAATATTATGAGCATATACCATATATTAAAGAAAAATTAGGCATTAAACCACCAACAATGACTCAAGAATTAGAAGAGAAATTATGTAATTTATTTATAGAAATTCAGATACCTTATTCTAAATATTGTCCAAAAGATAGGGTTAATTTTTTAAATTATTATTATACTATTTATAAATTATGTGAATTATTGGGAGAAAAACAATTTTTGCCTTATTTTCCTATGTTAAAAGATCGCGAAAAAAGAATGGAACAAGATAGCATTTGGAAAAACATTTGTAAAGAATTGAATTGGGAATTTATTCCTACCATCTGAGTAGTAGGGGATTAATCCCCTATGACCCCTTTTTTAAGGGGGATAGTTATCCCATATGACTCCTCATAAATTACATTTGTAAATGACTATTGACTTTTGTAGGTAACCCATGTCCGAAAACCACCATATAGACAAGAACTAACGCTGAAATTAAAACACTACGTGTTTCTGCTACATCTTTATTTTGCTTTAATCCAAAAACCATTAAGGCATAAGCTACTAATCCAATAATTACCGAATGTACAACCATCATTAACGATCTCTCCATTTTATATTATATAAATATAATAATTTTATTAAATATAATAATTTGAATATTTATATAATAATTTTAGTTTTTATCAATGTCTATCGATTGTTATAATTGATAGTAGATAATCGATAAGTTAGTCTACGTAATTCTTCTATTCGGGCTTTCATATTTTCAATATCTTTGGCCCAGTTTTGATGTGATTCGGAACGTTTGCTTCCTCTGGTTCGTCGAGCTGGCCCATCTTGTCGTAAACTATCAATTTCTAGTAATCTATCTTCTAGTTCTTTTATTTCTTTTTTTGATTTACGCATAATTTCTAAATTATCAGTCCTTATTTTTTGTTTTCGTATTTCCTTTTCTTTATGCCATTTTCTATAATCAGCCATTGTAATCGCCCTTTTAACAGATGTTTTTGGCACATCAGACATAATATTTTGCACTATTCCGGGTTCATACATACCCATAACTTCTAATTTTTGTTTCAATAAAAATGGAACTTCGTCTTCTTTGCCTCTTCCTCGTTTGGCTCTTTTTCTGACAGTCAAATTTTTTGGTAATCTCTTCTTTTGTAATGTTTTCCTTTTTTTATGCATTTATATTATATGAATATAATATAAATATAATATAATTTAAATTCTTCATGATTCTTTTGGAATGTTTGTTTAAAATCCCGGCTCATTAGTAAATACATTTGGTACATCTTTAATATTTTCGAAGATATTGTTTATTTTAAATTGTTCCAATAAAAATCCACCAATAATACTCGATAAAAATACAACAACCGTATTTTTGAATATTTCTTTAACTGGTGTGGTTTCTTTATTGATAAATCTCATTTCAATAAATTTTATAATAAAATATATAACACTAATAACAACACTTGTTAAAATATAATTATTCATAATATTAAATTAGTATTAATAATTATATCTATTTTAAACGAATTTAGCTGATATTATAGAGAATTATATTAATTCCTCAATATCTAATTTAATATCCGGTTCAGTATCTAATGTATTGATATCCAATATTTCTAAACTATTTGTTAAATCATTATCTTCTATTTTTAAAGTAGTAGAAGTGTCTTCTTTTTCTAATATTGGTGGTGATATTATGGTTTTTTCCCCCGAATCGTTTGTTTGTTCTGATGGTGATAAAGATTTATCTGTAGATAATTCTAAATTGGTTGTATTAACATTCATATCTTCTAGAGATTTATTCATTTTCAACAATAAATCTTTGTCACCAGAAGAAGCTACATCTGCAATTTCTGTACTATCTTCAGTTGATAGTTGTTCTAATGGTTTATCACTATCTTTCTCTCTTTCTTTCTCTCGTTCTTTTTCTTTTTCTAATTTTAAATTTTCCTCCATTTGTTCTTTATCAACAATTGTTTCGCGTTTTTCTTCAACCACAACGTCAGTCTCTTCTGTTTCATCTAAATATGCTTTTAATAGATCTTCGACTGGAATGTTTTCTCTAACAGTATTTAATATAATCTCTTTAATTATAATTTCTAATTCTCTGTTATTTTTTTGAATTTGCAATGGTGGAATGTCTTTTTCAAATAAATATATGTTTAAATACATTTTGCGAGCGGCATTTATATAAATCTTATGAATAAAGCTAGATAAATTCGGAATTTGAATATTGATTTTTCTCTGTTTAATTCCTGCTCTGCATGCTGTTAAAGCTTTCAATTGAATTATATGAACACAACTAATTAAATCTTCAATGTAATTACAATTACTACTTTTAACAATACGTTCTTGTTCAATGTCTAGAGTTGCTTGCCCCCATTTTGGAATGTTTATTAATAGATTTTGAAAAGTCATTAAATATTTGCTTTCTTCATCGTTATCTGTACACATTATGAGTGCTTCATTGTAAATGGATTTTAATCCTGTTATTATACATGGTGTAAACACATTGGTCAATCTAATACACCATTCATTTTTCGATTCTGTTAAAGTATTTATATCATAATCATCCATTGGCTTTAAAAATTCTTTATATTTTTAAATCATAATTATAACGAAAATATATATAATTTAATAAAAAAAACATTTCTAACTTTTCATTTCTAAATTCTTTGTCAATATTTTCAAATATTGTTAGTAATTTATATTTATTAAAATTATAATTTGGTTCATATATGTCTGGGTCTGGTGTGGTATGTTCAATATATTTTGTTATATCTATACTCGAATAGCATTTGTTATATAATTCATTACATAATTCAATAATAGAATTATAATTGTCGACTTTTATAGATTCTATATGTTTTTTTAAATAATTAATTTTATAATAATTTACCTGTTCATTTTTAATTAATTTATAATAATTGGTTAATCGATTTGTAGATATTGGGTTTATTATATATATTGAACAAAATCTCGATATGATTGGTTTTATTAATTTTTCATAATTGTTAACCACAATGAAAAATCGGGTTGTTTTATTGTATAATTCTATTAATCTTCTTAACGCTGATTGAGCATCTATTGTTAAATAATCAGCATTCATTAATAAAACACATTTTATATTTGTCGAATTACTTTTTGTAATTATTGAATTGGAGAATAATTTGAGATCTTCTCTTATAAATTTTATATTACCCTTTCCATGACAACAATTGATTATTAATGTATTATTTTTTATACTATTATCATCAAAATCAAATATTTTATTGATGAAATATTTTAATATATATTTTTTTCCGACACCATTATCGCCATAAAATATCATATTTGGAATTTGATTCTTTTCTAAAAAATAGTTTAGCCTATCGATAACCTTTTTATGATTATTATTAAAATAATGATGTGAATCATATGTGAAAAAGTCCTTGTTTTTTGAAAAATCATGATTTTTATTTATACTTGTTGACATTAATATGCGATATAAATTATTATATTAAGAATTATTTATATCGAGATTAGTTATATTTGTTTAATTTAGTGGAGCGATCTTCTAGATCTTCTGGATTTTCGCTTTTTATTAGATTTTCTCTTTCTATGAGATTTTCTCTTTCTATGAGATTTTCTAGATTTTCTAGATCCACCATCAACTGATAATCTATCGGTTAAAGATTTAATTTTAAAAAAGGCGTTTATTTCAGATGATAATGTTTCAGCATCATTTTTGTTATTTAAAAATTGTTCTAATATTGAGTTTTTTTTGAGGTTTACTTTATAGTCATCACTTTTCTTAAAGAGAAACATATTTATGATGTTTGTACGTCCCATTGGCTTAATTTTTTTTTTCTGCATTAATTCCCTATTTTCAGGTGATATTAATGAATATGGTTTATTTCCCTCCTCCACTCTAGCCTCTACCATCCCCGATATCTCCGCTTTTTCCAATTTCTCATCGGATGCACCCATATCGGGCATTTTCTGACCCTGTTTTTGTAATTCCAAACGTGTCTCTTCCGCAAGATTTTGATTGACGACTTCATCGTACGTACTGGCGCCTGAACCTATACCCTGCCCATGAAACATTGGATTTCCTTCACCACCATCAAAAAACAACTTACCCATATATATATATATATATATATATATTATAATAAATCCTAAATTATAATAAATCCTAAATTAATGCCAGAATCTTATGCGCAACTATTCAAACTCTGTGTATATGGATTACTCTTGAACGCATTCAACAAAGAAGGATCTAACCGATTGTTGCTTTGTTCGGGATATGTGAATGGCACCGATTGTTGTGATCCACGGAATTCTTGAGAAGGAACGCCAGCAGGCATATTTGATGGCATCCACATTCGATTATTCTCTCGATCACAATCTTGTTTGTCTGTAGTTACATTAATATTCGGATTGTGTCGTTGTGTATTTCCATGATTAATCCGACTTTCATATGATTTATTAACATTATCAGTTCCGAAGTGTTTACCTGTATTATTTCGTGTAGCACTAATTTGCGATTTACCCCCACCAACATAACTTGTACTAGTAGTATCTCTGTGATTCTGGACTGGTGTATGCTTATTTGAACGATATCCATCCCCTGCCTGTTTTTCTACATTTAAATAATTCATCCCCATCCGATCACCTGTCATCTCTCTAATAGTTGTTTTTGGTTTACTTTTTTGATCACTTACATAATTACCACGATTACTGGTTTGCACATTACCCTTTTCTCTCAAATTCCCGACTACATTCTCTTTGCGTGATGGACGCAACATATCGTTTATCGGTGCCATAATTGCACTGACAACTCCACTAACCCCTCCAAATTCTAATTGATTTTGGGTTGTCGATCGATTATTCGGTAAATTGTTAAAACTGTCGATACCATGATCATTTTTATTGGCCTGATTATGTCGTGTCATTTTTGGATTTTTTATAGCAAGTGGTCCAAGCTCTTGGCATTTACTATCCTCATAATTATGTTCAACATATGTTGCTTCTCCTGTACCAGCCCTACTCGACCCATAATATTCTGTGCATGTTTTTGGTCTATGTTCTTCTTTTAATATATTTTCACTTCTATTAGTTTGGCCTTTTTCTAAACCTGTTGTTGTAAACCATCTTTCAGGACCAGATTGGAAAAATTTCTCTGGCAAATGCTTTTCTACTTTACCATGTATTCCCATATTTTGAACCATACTTTGGCCTGGACCCTGGGGATTATTATATTGATAACTTACTTTGGGATTTTCAGATATTCTTAAATCATCTACTGATTTTGGCATATGAATATCGCGCGATACTAATGCAGAGTTAAATCCTCCGTCGCCATCAGTAGTATATCCCAACCCTAAACCGGGTGCTACTCTCTGTTGTTCCCATAATGTTACATTATTCATTGCGTTTGATTCATTTACTCTTGACTGAAAAAAATCACTATTATTTGGTGCTCCATGTTGCCAATTCATATTTTCTTCCGGTTTAAATAGAGGGGCCGTCTCTTCCTTTGTAAAATGTTGGCTTCCGGTTCCTTGTTTATGATCTAAAATTGCTTCCGTTAAATTAGAATCAGCTGTTGCCCCACGTATTTTTGCACCAAAATACGGAACCATATTATTGTGTTTAAAATTAGATTTATCCATTTTATCACCGGTTAAACTCTGAATTGTATTATTGTAATTATTTCCTATACCTCCGCCTGCCGTTTGTTGTTGGCTTACTCCAACATAATTATTACTATCAAAGAATTTGTCAGTATAAGTGCTCGATCCCTGCGCAGTCTTTGCAAAACTTTGATTTAGTGTCTGTTGAGAAGTTGGTTGTTGTGGTCCACTCGAAATAACTGCGGGAACAATAATTGGTTGCTGCGCTACATTTGCTGATGGTGATAAATTGGCAAAACCTTCAAATCTGTTGTTTTTATCGTTTTTATTATAGGCTTTAATTGTATTTTGTTTATTTTGTTTATTTTTATCTTGATTTGAGAGAATGAATAATCCACCTAATGCTATTAATGGTATTGCTATTTCGGCCATTTATATATAATTAATATAAATATTTAATTATATATTATTTAACATTACTAAATACTAATTCATTATCGAGAATTTTGCAAAATAGGCGGAAGGATTTAATTACATTTATTGTTGGTGAAATCATCTTTTTCAGTAATTCTCGAATAAACATTTGATGCAAATGGAATTTCGGTATATTTTTGAGGATCATAAAATAAATAATCCCATTTTGCCTGTTCATTCACTCTTATATTCCACGCGGGCATCATCGCCCTAGGTTGTTCGGTATACATACCATACTTCGGATAATCGATTTTCCGGCTATTGGGCTCATAATTCTTATAATTATTTTCTTTAACACAATCACGATTTAATGGGCGGTTTAATCCTCTAAAGCTGTTTTCTATCTCTATTACATTTGTTTGTAAATTTCCTCCCCATTTTTGTAATCTTATATGGGGATCTTCCATATAATATGGTGTCAAGCCATTACCTGGAACATTCATAATGTATTTACCTTGATTGGTGGATTCTTCTAATTGTTTGGCTATTCTGCATGGGTCATCATGAAATCTTGTAAATGACATCTGTATTTAATATTATTTTATATTTTATTTTTCGTTTTCATTTTAATTGTTAATAGTTAATAAATTTAATAATTACAAAAATTGATTAAAGTTTTCACATCATATATAAATATATAGTTTATATTATAATGCCATTAATCATCAGCTTAGAAGGTAATATTGGTTCTGGGAAATCGACTCTTATGGAATACCTAAAAGAGAATTATTCATTTGGTACATATAAAATAACATTTATTGATGAACCGGTTGATATGTGGAATACTTTTATTGATCCGGAAACAAATGAAACAGTAATAGAAAAATATTATAAAGATCAGAAAAAGTATGCGTTTTCATTTCAAATGATGGCATATATTAGTAGGTTATCTGCCATTCGCAAAGCACTAAAGGGCGATTATGATATAATCTTTACAGAAAGAAGTGTTTATACCGATCGCAATGTATTTGCTAAAATGTTGTATGATTCGGGTATGATTGAGGAAATCAATTACAAAATTTATTTGAAATGGTTTGATGAATTTTTAGATGATATACAAAATATCAAATTAGTTTATATCAAAACCACGCCTGAAGTAGCATATAGTCGTGTTGTTAAGAGAAATCGTCAGGGTGAGACAATTCCATTAGAATATTTGACACAATGTAATGATTATCATGATGCATGGATAGATAGTGTGAATACAGATGATAAATTAATTGTAGATGGCAATACTGATAATATGGATACTCAATTTTATATGGGTATTGCAAATGATATCGGGATACTTTTAATACTTTTAGAAAAGATACTTTAAGAAAAAGTATCACAAAAATAAATACTTTTAGAAAAAGTATCTCAAAAATAAATACTTTTAGAAAAAGTATCTCAAAAATTTAAAATTGAATATTAAAATACTTTCTGAAAAAAGAACACTTTTAGAAAAAGTATCACAAAAAAAATCATGTATAAATTACAATTCGATGGAGCAAGCAAGGGAAACCCTGGTATTTGTGGTGCAGGATTTGTAATTTATAGAGATAATACAACAATAGAACGTGGATATGCAATGATGTCTTTAAAAAATACCAATAATTTTGCTGAATATAGTGCCCTATTATTAGGGATAAAGAAAGTAATTGAATTAGAAATAAAGGATATAATTGTAGAGGGGGATAGTGAGTTAATCATTAAACAACTTAACAAAGTATATGATGTTAAATCGCCTAATTTATTACCTATATATGATGAAATTATCGAAGAATTAATGTTTTTCGATAGTTTCAAATTTAAACATATTAAGAGGGAAAAGAATGTACTTGCTGATAAATTAGCAAACCACGCAATAAAAGAATATTATAAGAATAAAGAGTAAAAACTATCTGGTCCGCGTCTGATTTCGTTTACGAGTCCGTTTTCGCTTCCTCTTCCTCTTCTTCCTCTTCTTACTCAATTTTAAATTTTTTAAACCTTCTGCATATTTATCCAAATTTTTTCTACTAAATAATACATGTCGTCCATCTTCATCGTCAATTAAGTCTTCATCCAATAATTCAGTATAGAATTTATCAAAATGTCTAAATGTATTTTTTGCTTTAACAAGATCAATATAATATCCATTTGGTTTTAAATTATGATTTATTAAATGAATAAAATGTTCTGGTTTTATTGCCCAAACAACTCCTTCAAGCATTGGACAAGCCTCATTTATAATTACATCAAATTTAACATTTAATACATTATTAAAATCATCAATAGATAATTCTTTCAAATCAGTATTAATTATTTTAGATGAAACTATTTCAAAATCATAATCTTTATCTGAAACCCTTTTGTTTTTTTCAATAAAGTTTTTTTTATCATCTATTTTAATAAATGTTGTTTTTAAATTAGATACGGTATCTAATGTGTCGCCTAAATATACCATATTTAAATAATGCCATTTTTTTTCTTTTAAATTAAAAAATTTCTGTAAAATTTTCAACCCTTTAAAATTTGAACTTGTGGTTCTATCTGCACATAAAATAAGTACATTTTTTACATTATCGAAATGATTTTTTTTTATACTTCTTATACTAGACATATAGTATATAAAAATATTTTATTCTATATTTTATTCTATATTTTTATATTTTCAATATTTTCAATATTTAGACTACAATATCTATTTGAGACAATCGATTATAACATTGTTGTTCGCGTATATCGCTGTTAAAAATTTGTATTGGATTTTTAATTATCGTATTATTTATGCGATTATATTGAAGATTAGCCAATCCATCGGTCATGTTATTTACTTTATGTAAATTATATTCAGATCTATCGTAAATAATATTATATATAGTTTTAACAATATCGGATTTTTCTATGGAAGTATATAAATCTACCAAATAACAAGAATCATATTTTTTATACATATAAATTGTGAAACTGATTGTGTCGATAAGGATGAATGTTCCTATAAAATAATAAAACATCATCAATACCAAATTTATTGTTATATATCTAATTGGTTTTTGTGAATTTTTATTATTTTATTTTTATTTTCATTTATTTTATTTTCATTTATTTTATTTTCATTTATTTTATTTTCATTTATTTTAATATTATAATATTATATAGAATGGCAAAATTGAATAAATTTACAAAATTTATAACCGTTGAATTATTAATAATTGTTTTATTGCTAATTTTTATTTCAATATTTAATCATTATACAAAATCCCAATATTTGATTGAAGGATTTTGGGAACGGGACGAAGTAGTAGAAACTACAGGTGCTGGTGGCGATCATAAATTGACATTGTTTTATGCCGATTGGTGCGGTCACTGTAAAACCATGAAACCTGAATGGGATAAATTTAAAAACGGCAAATATGGTAAACATTGTAAAGATTATGAAAGTAAAGAAATAACATCAGAAATGTCGGAAAAATATGGGGTTAAAGGATATCCGACAATTCTTTTATTAAAAGAAGATGTAGTAGTTACAAAATACGAGGGAGGACGAGATGTTGGAAGTTTTGAAGAGTTTATAAAAGAATATATTGTTGTATAAAAATATTAAAACCTCAATTCTAAAAATCGACCCTTTATATGATCTTGTCGTAATGAATCTAATGTATCGCCTTTATATTTTAAAATATCTGATATGCGTGTAGTTGTAGGGAATTCATTCGCTCCATAAATATCCTGCATTAATAACCATTCAAACAAACCGCCAATATAAATATAAATATTTTTAAAACCTAATTGCGTTAATTGATCATATTTTTTAATTAATTTATTATCAGTGCAATTCTCTCCATATATAATTATTTTTATAGATTTATTGGTATGAATATATTTATTAATACATTCAATTTCTTCATTTGGTAACAGTGTATTTTTTATTAAACAATCCTGACTGTTGCTGTCTAATGTATTAATAATAATTAAATTATTATTAATAGCGTATTGCATATCTTTAAAATTAATTTTATTTATTGATAAATTTGATCCCATATAATAATTTATACATAATCTTTTAACTTTTTTAACTTTTTTAAACTTTAAACAAACTTTAAAACCTTGAAATTTAAAATAGGACAATATACTTTATTAAATTATCTCTTTTTTGTTTCATTTTTCGGTATGTTTAATCTCGCAATAAAACGTTTATATGCTTTTGTTTTTTTATGTTCCCTTCTTCTTTTTGCTCTGTCTAAACTACGATTTTGTCGTTTTTCTTTGTCTTTTTTATATGTTTTAGATTTAAGGTATTTCTGTTTAATTTTTTTATATTTTTCATTAGTTTCTTTGCATAATTTATTTTTCTTACACGGATAAGAAGCTCCTCCCCCAGGAGAACACCAACATTCAACTGGTCCTAATTTTTCTAAAGATTCTATTTCTTTATTAATATCAAAAACCATATTATATATATTAATATAATTTAAAAATATAATAATAATTATTATAATTATCATAATATTTTACAATGAATAAATATTATACAATGAATAAATATGTTACCATATCAGGCATTATTACTATATCGCGTTTATTACAAATATATAATTTATGGGACTTAATGATTCCATTGCTAACTGTTCCGGCAATAGACACTGTATTAACTAAAACATTTGGATCGAAATCAAGATGGTTTCAACTTCATTCAGCAATAAATGGTATAATCGTTTGCATAATTTGGAAAGATGTAATGGATCTTTTTTATAATCCGTTATTAAATGTTAGAGTATTAGATACCAAAATAGATAGTTATTTTGTTATAGTATTACATATTTATCATCTATTTATTGTAAAACAATTATCATTGATGGATTATTTTCATCATATTTTATTTATTGGAACAGGTGTTATACCATCTGTTTTATATTATAATCTTAATCTATTACGACTTGCGTGGTTTTCGTCATGTGGGTTACCTGGATGTATCGAATATTTCACGTTATCGCTTGTTAAACATGATTTAATGTGTCCAATAAAACAAAAAAGATATAATTCATATATATATAATTATATTCGATATCCAATTACAATATATGGGCCATCCATTACATATATAATATATATAAATAATATATTACATGAAAGAAATATATCGGTAAAAATCAATGTATTTATGGTATCATATTTTAATTTATTATTGTTTTTTAATGGTGCCTTTTATAATAAAATAACTATTGAAAATTATATTTTGCATAAATATAAGAAAAATAATAGTTTTAATAATCTAAATGGATATCATTCTTGAAGATAAATATATCATTCTTTGACTTGTATAATATCTTCTGTATAAATAATGCGTTTTTTTATTTTCTTTTTCTTTTCTGGTTTAAGTTCTGAAATATCTATATTATGTGTACATATTAAATGATATTCGTCAAATAATATATTTTTTAAATAGTTATATATAACGTTTAAAATTGGCTCATTGCATTTACCAACCATAAGAATACTACCAGTTCTAAATATCATAAATGATACTTTTATGTAATTTTCTTTATATATAGATGGTTGTATACCTGTTTGTTCATATGTTGGATCATTGATATTATAATAAAACCGAGATTGGATACCTGGATATGAGCACGGGTCATAGCAACTATTAATATTATATTTATTTCTTAATATATAGTATAGTTTTTCTCTATTAATATAAAATCCACAATTAAAATTACTATTTATTAATACATTTTCTACTTTATCTTTTAAATAATCTAGATCATTATAATTAGATATATTACTAATTATACTAATCATTTTGTCTAAAATCATGTATAAAACATGATCTTCTTTTATTCCTGGTATTTCTAATTTTCCAGTATTGAAAATTTTGATATGAAATTCTTTAAATTCTTCGTTAATTAATATACGTAAAACAAGTACAAAACAATTGTAAAATGCACTTTTTTCCTTACATCTTGTATTAATAATATCTTTTTTATTAATTCCTATACTTACTTTTCTCGTATCCTTAAATTTATTTTTTCCAGTCGGATTGTCTATGGTTTGAATAATATATGTTTTATGAAAATAATATGTTGCCAATTTAGCATTTAATATATCTATCTCTTCTTTCTCAAAAGATTGTATTTTTATTTGTTTTTTTATAAATCCTTCTTCTTGTACATGATATTGTATAATTGGAATTCTCCAAAATAAATCTTTTAAATCTACACAGTTATTTAGGAATGATATTTTGGTTTTTGTGGATATATAAATATTACTACATTTAGGAATATTTGATAACTTTAAATTGACATTGTGAATATCTGTATTATCTGTATTATCTCTATTATCTGTATTATCTGTATTATCTCTATTATCTGTATTATCTGTATTATCTGTATTATCTGTATTATCTGTATTATCTCTATTATCTCTATTATCTCTATTATCTCTATTATCTGTATTAATAAAATTATACCATTCGCAATTTATTGATTCAACCATGATATTAAATTATTTATTGAAATATCTTTTAATAAATATATTTCAATTATTTTCTAAACTATATTTAAAAATGCTTTCTGTTAAGAATAATAAAAATATAGTAAAAGTATCAGAACCTATAAATATTATCAATCGATCTAGTACATGTAATAATAACAATTATTACAACAAAAAAACTATTATTATAAATAATACAGACGATTTTGGTGATGAAAAATCTGATAATAAAAATGAGATATCAGATTACAAATTAGATTTTAATAAATTTGATCCAAGCAAATTCTCTCCTCCGAATGATTGGACATTACGATTACAAACGCGATTAAAAAAATACAATGATACAAATAATATGGCAACTTCTAATGCAAATAAGTATACAAATTATTTTTTTGATAATAAATAAAATAAGTAATAAATATTATATTTGTTATACACATTATTATAAATATATTTAAAATCTAATATATTTCTTTCATTCATCGAATATTTTTTATTTATAAGTAAAAAATATATATAATTTTTTATTAATATCTTGTAGTCAATTAATAAATAATTACTATAATCTAATAATTTTTTATTAAAATGATAAAAATCGTCGTTTATATGAATATTATAAATTTTTTCTAACATAATATCTGTTATAGTTTCTATTTTTTTATTACTACTATTATTTTGTATATAATTAATCATACTTCTAATATCCGATTTATAAAATTTTTGTATATTTTTAATATCTTCAATAGTTAATGAAAGATTCTCATTTTGAATGATCAATTTTAAAAATTGAATAATAATATCTTGGGGTAATTCATTAAATCTTACCAATATTAATTCTGTTATTAATGATTGGTCTATTTTACTGATATAATTACATATTAAACAATATCTAACATTCTCGACATTCATTTGTATTAAACTTTTTAATGCTATTTGAGCATTTTTTGTCATATAATCTACTTCATCTAAAATGACAAATTTTATTCCTTTCGTAAATAAATTTTTACTATTAACAAATGAATTAATATTGTTTCGTATAATATCGATGCCTCTGTCATCAGATGCATTTAGATGCATAATCAAACTATTATCTTTTTGATTATTAATTTCTTGATATTTTTTAATTATATTTATTATAGTTGTAGTTTTACCAGTACCAGGTGGACCATACAAAATTAAATTTGGGAATATATCTTTTTTTAATATTTGATTTAAAAAATTCTTATTTTCATCACTTAATATTATTTTATCAAAATTGTCCGGTCTATATTTTTCAACCCATGGAATAGAATTGCTCATATTACGATTAATATTATTATATTAAATATTTTTAATATAATATTCTTCTTTGTTATTAATTTGTTATTAATTTGTATAATTTTGAATTTTTCGGATATTCAGACAGTTAATATTTATATAAATCACAATAATCATAATATGGATCATTTATTCCCCGAACATATAAATAATAATCAAAATCGCGATCATAATTGTGTACATTATTTTTCCAAGATATTCCATATTTATTATAAAACATTTTATACGCGTTTCGTTGAATAATTGATATCGATCGATATTGAAGAATTAAATTTTGCATATCATCTGATAAACCATCCCACAATGATGGCAATGTCTGGTCCATTGTTAATTTATTCTATTTGTATTTGTTGTTTTATATTTAAATAAATTATAAAAATATTTAAATAAATTATATTATTAAAGGAGGAAAATTTATAACATCTTCTCCATCTACAATTTCATAACAACTATTCCATATAAATATAGTGCTGTAATTGTTGAATAAATACATATATTTGTTAAACATTTAACTCGAACACTATATTTATCCCATTGATATGGTAATTGTATAACTTTGGATAGAGCCTTACCAATAGTGAACAATAATAATGCGATATGAATGGAAGTATGATGATATAAACTCATAATCGCATGATAAACTAAAACTAATACTGCACCCACATCACATGCAGCCCCAATATTATATAACATTTGACTCATTGATGAATCCGATGAAAGCATATTCGATTTTTTAGAATTATTAGATTTCTTTAAACTTTTTGTCATATTTATAAAATATATAATTATTTTATTTTTTATAAATATTTGATTATTATGACTGATTCATTAATTATAAATAATTTATTCTGGTTGTATTGCTTTATATTTAAATAAATTATTAATTAATTATATACTACGCGACGATAACATTCCGATCCATTTACAGTATAGAATAATGTTACGCGTGTTAAAACTACTGTTCCAGCTGCGCCCGGATTCGGGTTTAATAAACCTATACTCGTTAACGAACCAACTTTACCAGCAACAACTCCTGATAAATCCATTAGAGTATTAAACGCCGGTGTAACAGAAACAAAATCTGTAGCTGATGAAATTACTAATTCTAAATTAGCTGGAACTGCACTATCCGATTCAATAGTAATACCTGTAATTACACCACTCATATCAATACCGGTCGCATCTGTGGCAATGTTATGTGAATCACTATTAAGATTTAAACATTTTGGCAAAACAGTAGCATTTTGCGATAGATCAGTCCCACTTATATCTGCAGCAGCACTTGATCTAAATAATACAAAATAGTTATTTACATTCGACGAATCAGATAAGAAATTAACTGTCACTCCACTAGAACCAAAACCAGCTGATACATCAGAGAAAAAAGCAGTTTGTTCACTAATGGTGAGTTTATATTGTTTATTTTTAAGAGTTAATATATCTTGTGGTGTCATATCAATAGATGTATAATTTTGTAAATTATTTGATTCGTTTGCATTTTCATATATAAAATAATTTTTATAATCGTAACTTACCTCATCACCAGTTTCGTTACCGTAAAGAACGCCATTACCATACATTAATCCGGGATTACCACCTGGTGATGGATTTGCAACTGGGTGGAAATTATGGAAATGGGGTGTATTACAATTAAGAGCTAATACAGATTGCATATTATAATTATGAACGCCATACACCGCGATATTTTCCACATTTTTATTTAATGACGATAAGGTTTGGTCAACTATAATATCATTACCAATATATTGAGGATTATTAATATTAAAACCAGATCCAGGTAATGACAAGTTTACAAAATTATCTCCTAAACCAGAAGATAAATTATTTAGTTGAGTAACCAATGGAGCAGATAATCCAACCTCATAATTTTTACCAAATTTCACTGGAGGAGCAACTGGATTACCACCATTTAAAGATGGGTCAGTAAATCCGGATACTAACTGTTCGAATGTTACATCGTGAACAAATGGATCTAATCGTAATGCGTCATCGTAATCTATCGATAGTAGATTTTTAACTTTAACATTTCGTACAGTACAACCAACTACTCCACGTGTATCTATTAAAGAGGGGGAAGCAGTTCCACGACCACTATCAATACTTGTACCAGTTGCTAAAACAGGATAAACAGAATAAACAGCGATTGGTAATCCTGCAGCATGTGCTGTTGCTAATGAAGCAGTATTCATAGATTGCAATGCACCAAATAAACCAGTTCCAGATACATCACTACCAGGTGATGCTCCAAGAATATTTGCCGCGACTGTTAAATTTGTAGGATTAACTAATCCAAATTGAAAGTTGATTTGATTGCCATTTGCCCCCATATGTACAATATGAGATTCTAGTCCAGAACCAGCATATGCTACAGGTCCTTTCTGACTAGCTATAACTGTTCCGGCAAAGAAACCTGGAAATAAACTATGATTTAACATTGGAAGACTCATTAAAGTTGAGGCTACATATGCTATAGCCTTCATCATATCAAGTTGGCCAGAAACATCAGTCCATTTACTCCAATCTAATGTTGTAGATACATTAGAAGCACTAGTTTTTTTAAACATTGTAACCGGGTCATATGTTCCTTGAAGCCATGGACCAGATAATGGAGAAGACCCACTACCAGGACCTAAACCATCCCAATCAACTAATAAAACTTTGTCTGTAGTTGCGCCATTATTTGCTAAAAGTATATCTCTAAATGTTATATTTTCAATTAATATATTTTCACCACCTAACTGTGGTGTATTAGGATCATCTTTCGATGTTAAACAATTCATAATTGGTAAACCAGCATGTTGAGGTTCAAATGGAGAAAACCTAGAAACACGAATACCATATAATTGATTGTTTCTAAAATTTTGCAAGAATACATTATAAGCCCAGTTTGTAGCAAAGTCATAATTAAGTGTGTAATCATATAATTTTACAATATAATCATTTAACTGAGTAAGTACATCAGCATATACCAATGGCACAGTAGGAGCAGTTGGCGCGGTTATAACTCTAGAATTATTAGAAGCATCAAGTAACTCGTTTTTATTTAATTGTAATACTTGATATGTAGCATATGCCTTAACTTGTACTAGATTTATTGCAAGATTATCATTTTTCATTTCTATATCTATATTTGAAATATGTGCATTTTTAGTCCAATTACAATGAATAGCATGCGTCCAAGGAACACATCTAACATTATCGATACGCAATCCATTTACATGATGCGCCATAACAGACGCATGATTCGCATATAATGCACCTGGACCATATATAGTTAAATTATTAACCATTTTATGAGGAATAGGAGGTTTGTTATTTAATGATGAGGTATGATCACGTAAGCCGGCCTGTTGTGCAATTGCATCATATACATGATCTTGTGTTAAAGAAAGCATCGACATCATACTAGAACCAGCTACAATACAATTCCAAGCTGATAAAGCAAAACCGGGAGCATTTTCTGCTAAAAGTATTTCAAAACCATTTAATGAAATTGTAACATTATCAGCTAATACATATATACCAGCCGTCCACCCAAATAGAGGCATTCTAAGATGTTTGCCAGTTTCGGGAGCACCGGATATACCATACATAAATTTATGACGATTACCGTCAGTATTCCAATCTTTACCTAACTCAATATTTTCTTGTAAAATATAATATGTATTGGGTGTTTCAGCAAAATAAGGACCATCATCAAAATCTGTTTGATTTAATTTAATAACATTGGTTTCAACATTATTTGTTAAAGTTGTTTGAATTCCGCTGATAGCTGCAGCATTGGAACTGATAGCTGCAGCATTGGAACTGATAGCTGCAGCATTGGAACTGATAGATGCAGTATTGGAACTGATATATGCAGCATTGGAACTGATCGCGAAAGCATTTAAAGATGAATCAGAATATTGATCCGCTTCGGTTATAACGGCAGATTCAGACCCAAAAATCAAGTTTGAATTATTCGAAGAACCAGAAACAGTAATTGTAGTCGTCATTATATAAATTATGTAAATATTATAATTTTTCCTAAATTTATAATTTTTACATAATTTATAATTTTTACATAATTTATAATTTTTCCTACACTTCATCTATTTGCATCTTTTCGGTTTACATTTCATCTGTTTGCACCGGTTCTTTTGCATCTTTTGCCGTTAACTTATATCGACAATTTAAAATATGCATTTGTTGGGGAGGTTCTAACCTATTAAAATAATTAATCACAAAATTTCGATCAATAAATTCTCCGCGTTCTTTTAATTCTCCTAAATATTTCTGATGTAAATTAAACATATGAACCTTATATTCATATGGGTATTTCTTCAATTCTTGTTGTTTTTTGATAAAACATGCGATGTAATTTCTATGAAGATTATTAGTATATTCGTGCATACTCGATCTAAATTGCGAAAAATGTTCTGAAAATTCAGGATAAAATAATAAGAATTCTCGAACTTTATTGCGTTGACGCAATACTAAATAATGATATTGGAGTTTACTCTGGTTTCCACGTAAATCACGAATGTTTTCATAATTTTTATTACGAATCTTACTTCGTGTCGCACCCGAATATATCATAATTCCAACAAATTGAAATGGTGTCTCCGCATTATTATAATAATTCGCTAAATTTTCATAATTATCAATTAGATGTTTATTCGGCAATACTACATGCGACTCTTGAAATACATTATTAACAGAATACAATTCTTCATTCGATATTTCGGTTACTATATACTCTGTATTGTTAATCGAATATGCCCGAATTAAAAATAATTTAGGAAAATCTACAGGAGTAACAATTCGATTGCTTGGATGTTGAAGAACAAAACAATAACAATAATCTTTACACAAATCTTCAAACATGAGCTGATTTGTTTTGCATGCTTCAAAAAACATATCTCTGAATGTTTTTCGATCATCATGATTATTGGGATCATTCATAAAAAATTTAGTATTTCCACCAACCGTGGATCTAGTAGCAATTTCCCAGGTGCATGCTTTTTCATCATAAAATAAATTGATCATGGTCCCATCAATAAAATCCTCGGCATAACTAACAGTACTATCAAATTGTTCTGTAAATCGAGAATATGCAACCGATTTTGGCGGTGAAAAACACATGATTCTATCGTCTCGCACAATAATAGATCTACACATACCATATGTAGAATATTCTTCAACAGTTAATGCCGATTTCTGGTACTTTAATACCTTATATGTAGTATTATTTGATTTGTTGTTGGATGTATATGTTTTACTAACAATTTTTGGGGTTGTATTGTTGGTTGTATTGTCTGATACATCATCAGCACTGGGATTCAAATACTTTTTAATATCGAAACAATTTAAGTTATATATAATATTTGGGGTTGACATTTATGTTGAGGTATATATAATTTTATGAAATAATCTTTAACCTTTTTAAATTTAAATTATTCGAATCGTATTTTTAAAAAATATGGTTTTTATTGATAATTCTATTTAATAATAATTTCTATTATATTTATAATATAATAATGGACAAAAATATTAATTTACAGTTAGGCGATATTATAGAATTAACTGCACCATCAAATATATCACTACATCAAAAAAAATATTATATAAAATACATCGATTCTACAAAAATTGTATTGATTGATTCGGAGACTGAAATGGTTCTTCAGATTAAAGACAATCACGAATTATACGAAGAAAGCATCGAATCAATTAATATATTAAGCAGGTCAAGTACGCCTAGTTATGCCTTACAAAATAGTTTAAACCCCGATACGTGGATTTCAATATATTTTGCTGGAGCATTACCAATTATAATCAATGGTGTAATTACTAATTTAGAAAATGATATGATTGAAATCAGAACATATCCAAAAAATGAATATATTTATATTGATTTTGAATACAAAGGAATCCCTGAATCATTAAATATTGAGAAAATAAAAATCATAGATTCAATCGATAAAGAGAAAGAAGAGGTTCTCGATATCGGTTCAGTCGAACAACATGGTCAAAAAATGGACCCGGGCATTGAATATAAAGATAAATTGAAAGAAATTATACTTGATGCTGATTCTATAGAAATAGGGAAAAAATTAGACGAAATAAAACAAGTAATTAATGTTAAAGAAGATAAACTCAGATATTCAATCACCCAACAATTGGACGATCTATTGGATGATATGCTTAGTGATATTCCTAATATTAATAGGACAGGAGAAGTTTTAAATGATATTCAACTACAAATAGAACGATTTAGACAATTAAGATTAAAATATTCGGTAGTCGATCATGTCGATAATGTAGTAAATTTAAAAACTATGGGAAATAATCATAATCCATTAATTGAAAATATATATAATATGAAATATAAATTGTTTTGGATGCTTCCAGTTGTTACAAATATAAAAAAAATATATTATGCCGATTGGGATAATGATAATCAAAATAATACTAATCAAAATGTCGATATTAAAATAATGTCGGATTTATTATCAGATGTTTATACTGAAAAAGAATTATGGAAATCAAATCAACATAGTAATGAACAAAATAAATATAAAACACATATTAATAAATTGATTAACATATTTAAACCATTTATGAATTTGGACGTTGACGAAACAAACTATATATATAATAGTGAAATTACATCCAACCAGGATGTATTAGTAGATAATTTAGGTAATTTAGATAATTACTGTATTGGAAATAATATTTTTACATCTCAAAAATTTGACATAAATCATTATGTTACTGGATTAACTATGATACAAACTATAGACGATTATTCTACCAAAATTAATAAATTAGTTAATATCGATAATAATGATGAATTATTAATGAAATCGTTAGTTTTATTACCGAAAGAAATGGTACATTTCTCAAATATTAATTTACCTTATACTAATATTTTATCGAGATCTGAATATAATAATCAATTTATCGGATATAAAAATATACTTAACTCTAAAACCTTTATTAATACCAATATAATAGATACCAGAAATTTAGAGAATAATACTTTGTATAATGCAAATAATATATTACTGAATCACAGTAATCATTTTGTTCCTGAATATTATGTTACGTCCGAAGATGATTTGTCTATTATATCGGAAAAATTCAAAAACTTTCTAACAAAAAGTATTCCGGATAAATCGTTGATATTTGAATATTTAAAAGCACATATAAATGATGTTTATAATATAACTGATCTATTACAGTATATTCAACCATTTTTAATTAATTCCGAAAATGTTAATCATGTCGATATGCATTCAATTCAGAAAACTATTCACAAAAATATTCATAACTATAAAAAAATATTTAATAAAAATGCACAACTATTAAATTCTAAGTATATTGCTTATGCAAATAAGACCAATTTTATTGAAACGCTATTATTGCCCGAAATTCTTAATGAAGTATTCGAATTGTATAATATTACTGAACCTAAGAGTATTACTAATTCGGAATTATTGTCAAAAGTATTAGAAATTGATAATGGAAAACTATTGTTTATTGCATTTAATAAAAGTATTATTAATATTGTTGTATCTGATTTATTAAAAAAGTTAAATAAATTCTCGCAAAATAAATTACAAACACAATCATCGCCCGAAGAAGAAGAAGAAGAAGAAGAATCAATATCCAAATCTATAGAGAGCGAAGAAAGCAAAGAGAGTTTAGAGAGCGAAGAGAGCAAATCAAACTCGCCGGAAACAGAAGAAAGCAGTTCATCTGCGTCAGCATCAGCATCCCTTCCTATCGCGACTCCAGTATCAAAATGTAATAAATATGTATTGAGTAAAAAATATATGGAATTAGATGAACTCGAAAATGATAATAATAAAACAATATATTTTGATAAACAATACGATAAAACAATATATGATATTATAAATGAATATCAGGATGAACGTGCTACAATGAGTTCCGAAGATTTTTTTAAATTCTTCACAACAAAATTAGTAGAAAATATTGGATTAGATGAATTTAATGCACAACGCGACGCAAAAACAATGATAGAAAAACAACGCGAAGTAATAGAAAATGATTATGCAATTTTAACCAGTACAAATGAAATATATATTAGAAACAATAATATATGGAAAAAGGAACCAACTCTTAATACCGACAAGTTTTTCGAGTCAAATAAATTATTTTGCACGTTACAAAAAAATTGCGTATCTACAAATGATAAATGTTTAGATAAAAAGGAGGCGACTCGCGAATTTCAAAATAACTTACTTTCAGATGTATTAAAGGACTTTGACAACAATTACGAAATCAGTATGGAAAAAATTCGTGAACAATTAAATCTACAATATGAAAATTATAAATCTACACTAAAAAAACAAAACCTAATTAATAAAAGAGAATTATTGAAATATAATACAGAATATAATAAATTGGCCATTGATATCGAACTAAAATTAAATATTACATCACCATACGATGGACTAAAAACCAAAATATTCGGTTTAAAAGATTTTGCTAAACGGCAAAATAATATATTAAAATTCTGTAAATTTTTCACCAGAAGTGCTTTTAAAAATGAAAATACAAATTGGTTATATTGTATAAAAACGAATATAAAATTGATGCCGTCGTTTATTCTACAATTGGCATACAGTTTTGTAAATAAAAAGGATTATGCATTAGAATTGGATACTATTTGCGCAGAAAGAGGAACCATTAGCGATGATGGTAATATGTGGGTTGATAAACATAGCGGATACATTATTAAAAGTATAGAATTTAATAATGAAGAAGGATTTGATGACAAGGGTTATAAATTAATAACGAGAGAAATAATAGAAAAAGATTATTCTATTCAGGATGCGAATGTTACAGATAGTGGAGTCGATGGCAAAAAAACTTATTCAAATAGTACAAGTGAATTAATCTCTCGAATTATAAATGCTATTTCTCAATTTTTAGGTATAGATTTAAGTAAATACAATGAATTCATTATAAATAATGTATTAGAAATACATAAAAAGAATTTGCCAACCAAAGAAAACTATGAAAAACTATTGCAGAAAACGGCAACTGCAACAACATCCACTACTAAATCTCTCCCGAGTTATAAAGATGCATTCAATATTAGTATAATATTATTATCGTTAATTTTTATATTAATATCGATTCAAACAAGTGTACCTAATATCACCTCCAAAAAAGTATTTCCTGGATGTATAAAATCTTTCTCTGGTTATCCATTTGTAAGTGATACCGATCGTTCCGGATTAATATATATTGCATGTATTGCTAATAAAATTAAAAGTGCGATTGATCCGTGGAATTCAATTATAAAAATGGGAGAGAAAACTATTATTAAAAAGATGGAAGCTATTATTGAGAAATTTGTATTACAAAATAAGGCTATAAAAGAATTATTTCGAGAGAAACAAGAATATCTGCAATTAAATCCGGAATCTCTCATTCCCCAAGAATTAGACATAACGAATTGGAAGAACTTCTCTCCGCCATTATTTGATTATAAAATATCGGCTGATAATTTATTACCGGTGGAAAAATTGAAAGAAACAGTAATAGAAAATATAAGAAATTTTAAAAGTGATAAATTATCTCGAACTCTTACTACAAAAATCAGATTTTATACTTTAGAAATGATCCAAAATATACAAATCGTTGTTAATAAATCCGTCCCATTACTAAGCAATAATAGCGATATACCCTTTTTAGAAAATGGATGCTGTAATGAAATTCAGGCAAATACCATTCAATATTTTACAGGAAAAGATAGTAATATTAAGAAATACAATCTAATGATTGGTGAGCATTCAAACCATTTATATTATATGAACCAGTTGAACAAAGCAAATGTTTATTATTATCCATTTTCTACCAAAAGAATATTTCCTAATATGGAAACCGGTTACAATGAATCGACTGTATATAAAGGAATTATTCATTATTGTAAGTTTAATAGTGATGTGCCCGTAGATGATAAATTTAAAAGTATATGTGGAGAAAAACCGACTGATATTAATTATAATAGTGATATTCGCGAAATAATAGATCGCTTTAAAACCGAAGGGAAAAACTACAATGCCGACGATCTAAATGCGGTATTAGATATGATTAATAAACAAAATGTTATCGACTTAAATTATAATGCACCAATTATTAATAATATTGAAATACTTCGACAATTAATGAAAAATGACATATATAATAATGTATTTCCTGAGGAATTTATTGAAAAATTCACAGAATTATTAGATACATTTGAATTACATATAGATTCTGAAAATTTAGCATTGAGAGAAATCAAGAATTTTTTGGCTCGAGAAATAAGTAATTATCAATTGCGGTTATCCATCTTTTTTGATACAAATAGTAAATTGTCTAAAAAATCGTTGGCTAATATTAAAAAATATTTTAATATGTTAAATGAATTTGATGGAAAATTAAAAACTGACGATAATACGAATTATTGGGTCAATATTATAAAAGATAGCATATACAATTTAATTAATATTTTCCCAAATATTATTTTAAATAAGGTAGATACACAAAATATTACTGATGTAAAACATTGGGATTTGTCTTATCGACACAATAGAGATATCGAAAATATAATTAGTAGTTATTATAAAACATTAGAGAAATTTTATGATGACAATGATTTAGTTATTATACTTAAAAATATTGTTAGCAAATTTAAACCTCTAATTTCGATTATAAATAATATAAATTATTTCTCTTCAATATCAGTCGAAGGAACAAATAATTTAAGTATTTTTGATAAAACTTTGTCAATACAACTATTGAAATATATGCAATTTATAATATTATACAGCTACATTGATATAATAGATAATGATTTGGTTAAACAAGAATTATATAATATTGCGGCCGACGAAGATATAGATACAGATATAGAAAAATTTGTTCAGATAAAATTAAGTGATTTATTAAATGGATATATAGAAATAATTAGTGAATCATGTAATATAATTGACTATAATAATGTTAGTATTGTTAATAAAATAACAAAAAGTAAGGAACAAGAAAAAGAATCTATAACTGAATATTTAAAGAATCTGACAGATGAAGAGAGAAAAATCGAAAATATATTCAAAAATAATAAGTTAGAACAATGGGGCATTGGTCTACAAAAGGGGATGACGCAATATGTTAAAGAAACATATGATGCCGAGATGACAAAAATGGAACAACAGGCGATTATCGATATTAAAATGGGAGAGAAGGGCGTTACTGAAATGAATAATGATATTTTTCAGTTTGAACAAGCAGAAGATGATGAAATTGGCGAAGCGATTGAAGCCGAAGAATTAGATATGGGTAATATAGCCGATGATGACGATTTCGATCCAGATGATGTTGGGGGTATGGACGACGATAACTTCTAATAATTCAATATAAAGATTTATATAATAGGTATTACAGTCTCGAGATATATATGTAAAATTAAATTTTAATAATACATATACAAACTCCTACTCCATTTAAAATATCATCAAATTAGAGATTGCTTTATTTAGTAAATAATACATAAATGCAAATAATAAACTATTAAATACATACCCGTATAGATTAGGATTTCCATCTGCTTTAAATAAATTTGGTACGAATCCACGTAAATATTTTCTAATAATTGGAAGATTAAATAAAAAATATTGGACGGCAATTAATAGAGGCATCTGTATTTCTTTGTATGTTCGCTCTAGAGAATCCATTCTGTTTTCATCTTGTTGATTTTCTTCTAGAATATCGTCTGGCGTCTGATAATTATTTATATAATCTTCTAATCTCTCGTGTTCAGGAATATAATTTGGTTTTGTAGTTTCATCCATTGTTATATCATTTGTTATTTGTGGAATGTCTCGGCTGGGCAATTGTGTAGCTCCCATTTTATCCGCTTGTTGTATTTGTCCCACCAATTCATTATATGTTTGTTGAGTATTGGAATTAGTAGTAACCGGATGAGATGATTGCCGTGGATCTTGTCCTATAATAGAATTTTGCATGTTATTTTGTCCAGATTCTATATTCATTATTCTTTCCTGTTGAATAGGTTGCAATCCAGGTTGATTATTCACGATTCCGACACTATTTGTCACAGGTAATTCTCCAATACTTGTTACGCCTATATTAGATGACATAATAATATAATTAATTAAATAAATTATATTATTAATAACGCAATAATAGAAAAATAGAAATTATAATTATTCAAATTCTATTTGTTGTTTTTTAGTATTACATGCAATACTTTTTTCATTAAATGTAACACATTGACTCCCATGTTGAAACACTTTATCTTTCACATCAGCAATCGCTGGAGATTTAAATACTAAACAATTTCTATCATTACATGCTTTCTTAAAAAGAGTGGCTAATCCTATACCTAAAATAATAGAAATAACAATTCTTCCTGTATCGCTAGCTACTAATTTTGAAAAACTTTTAAACATTATATAATATGATTATAAAGTATTGTTATAAATTATTGTTATAAATTATTGTTATTTGAGATATAAATATATTTATAGAGGAATAAATTTATGATTATATTTATGATTATATTTATGATTATATTTATGATTATATTTATGTTTCCAAAATTCATAATACGTACTTTCATCCCATTTTGGATAGTTATAACAGTCGCATAAATTATTAAAAGTATAAATTCTTTTAATACAATCTTTATAATTAACCATAATTAATTTTACATTATAAATAAAGTTGTTTGAAAACATTTGTTCTAAATAATATCGATAAGCAATATCATAATTATAATACTCATAATTAAATTTAGATGTTTGTAAACAATTAATATATGATCTAATATCTAATTGTTTATATAAATCCAATTGTAAAATAGTGTCCATTATATATATATTATAATATCTTTTTAATCTTGCATTGGTATAGTATTTATTTTCGATTTATCAGATGGACATTTTATCGTTTGCATATTATATTCAAAACAATTATTGGCCTTATCGCGATATTCTATTTTACCGATATTTTCAGGAGTTGGATATACATATACTACTTTATGCGGTGGTTCTGTTAAATATACAAATAATAATCCGATAGCTAATGATATTAGGAAAGCAGGCAAATTGATAAAATTTTTCATTATTTATTGTATTATTGTTATATACATATATAATAATAATTTGATATAATAATAATTTGATATAATAATCATTTGATATAATAATCATTTGATATAATAATCATTTGATATAATAATCATTTGATATAATAATCATTTGATATAATAATCATTTGTTTCTATACAGAAATATCAATTTCTAATTGTTTAACAGTATATATGTCCTTAATTAAATAAGATAAAATCTGTGTTTTTTTTAACTCATTTTTTTCATCTTTTTCTACAGTCATTACACTGTACTGTAATTCTCTCAATTCATTATTCAATAATGTTAAATCTTTAACAAATAGTTCAACACATTCTTTAATATATTGAATATTATTTGTACTTTTAAATAATGATATTCTAGATTTTATTTCATTGATTAATTCTTCCCGATTAATTAATTTTGCACTAATTTCATCACTTTTGTCTAAATTATCAACAATATTTATATATTGTACATTTAAACTATTATAATTATCAGTAATATCATTCAGATTAGTTTTTAGTTCATTAAATTTTACTATTGATTCATCTTCTGGTGTATAATTAAATACATAATTCAATTTAGTCAATATTATTTGTTTTTTTATATCATTTATAATCACAATATATTCTAATATTTTTTCATCTATTAATATTTTTTGCTGTCTGTCAACAGCAATATTTAAATCACACGGTTTTGCTGTATGACCACAATATGCCTTAAATGTATTATTTGTTTGTGTAAAATTTGTACCGCCCAATTGTTTACAATTTATGCATTTTTTTTTATATTGTTGAAATTTCTGCCGTTTTTCTTTAGAGGTTAATTCTTGATTGTTAATTAATTTTTGTTTTTCTTGATTCAATTTATCATAATAACTATCCTTTAATTTAAAATAACTATTTACTTGATCTAAATATGTTGTCATCTATTTATATATTATATTTTATGTATTTATTATAAATTTAATACATTATTTCTATATTTCTATATTTCTATATTTCTATATTTCTATATTTCCTTGTTAAATATTGAATATTACATTTTATTAAACGTTGGCAAATTAGTAATTAGATTACCCTGCATCTTTCTATCATCGATATTTTGTTGTTTTATTCGGATTAACTGTTTAATTATCTGTTCTTTATCCTTTTGCTTTTTTATATTGGCTTCTTTAGAAGTTTTACCGCCCTTAAAATTAAAAAATAAAACCATGCCTAATATAGTAAAAAATACTACTGCTAACCCAATATTATAAAAAAAATTTATATTCTGTTCTTTAAAATTATGACATTTCTTTAATGTTGCTCCCAGAAAATATTTAACATTTCGCTCAACTAATTCAGGTTTAAAATTCGCATCTTGAGATAATCGACTGCTCGAATCATAGTTGGTTTTTATATCAGACATAAAATCCATATTCATAATAACTATTTAATTACATTTAATAGTTATTATAATAAAATAAATTTATACACAATTTATATATGGCGGGCGATTCAATGAGTAATGTAATGGCTGGGGCAGAAGCAAAATATGATAAACAGGCGGGTATAGGAGTAAATAAAACTTATGTTCCAAATCCTGGAGTATCATTACTGTTTTTTTTTATTGTGACCACTGTTTTATTTGTTGCTAAATTGTTTATGTTACCGAAAGAATTAAAACCACAGGGTAATTTTATGAATATTATAATGCTTTGTATATATTTATTTCTTTTGATTATTGGAAATTATTTTATTAATTTAAGCACAACAACTGCATTATGTGGCGGAACCCCGCAGTGGAGTTCTACATTTATAATAACAATATTACCATGGGTACTTATTTTTGCCGTTATTAATATGGTGTTAATAGTTTATCCTGGATGGCTAGTCCCATTTTCTAATACGATTGGATATTTTGGTGCTAAAATGGGTGGTTTAAATGATTTATTTAATGATCATATATTAGAACCAAAATTAGATATAAAAGAAGAAGAAGAAAAATCAGGGGGCAAATCTAATTTACAAATTGCGAAAGCTTTACAACAAATATATGGAAATGAAACATTACTAATTAATGAAATACCTCGTGATGGAGTGAATGAAGAGGAACAAATAAAAATTTTCAAAGATTTCATTACAAGTATGAGTAAAATTAAAATATTTAAGGAAAAAATAGATGATGGAGTTAAATTACAATTATATAATTTATTAAAAATAAAAGATATAGTTGCCGAATATATTTGGTATTTATTAAGTGGATTTTTAGTTACTTCTATTAGTTATAACTATATTGTAAATGTTGGATGTACTTATTCGGCTAAACAAATGAAAAATGAATATGACGAATATATTAAAGGTGAAAATAAAAATACAACAAACAATACAAATACCGAGACTGATAGCGCTTTACAAGAATCGCAAAGTTTAATATTTCAATAATAATATATTATTGTAAACTCTTTAATTGGGGTGCAATTTATTCCAATTAATATAATAAATAATTGTAAAATAACTCATAATTGCTAAAAGAATAGCAATTAACCATATAGGTAAAACAGTCTTTTTTGTATACCCTAAACCAAATTCTTTTAGAGTTCCGTCTCGATTAAATATAAATTTCGGTTTCGTTATTACTAATAATGAAAATAGAGAGAAAAATACTACAATAGTTGCTAAAATTACATGATTTCTAATAAATAATTTTATCATATCTAATATTTAAAGATATATATTTTTATATTTTTAAATATTGATTATTTTATTATTTTATTGAACGGGATTTTGATCGGGATGGGGTTCGAGATTGAGATCGGGTTCGGGATTGAGATCGGGATTGGGATTTGGATCGGGATTTAGATTGGGATTTGGATTGGGCTTTTTTTGCGGGTGATTTAAGTGTCTTTCGGGCAATATGTAATTGACTTGGAATATGTCTTAAAAAATAATAATTGTATTCTTTCGACCCTCTATTATGCTTTAATTCTTTAAATTTATTAGATTTCTCATTTCTAATATCTTCCATTCTTTGTTGTTTGCCATAACAATTGATACTAAATCTGCGTAAAAGCCCCTTCTGTTGTAAACGATTTTTTGCTTGGACTTTGAACAAATATTCACCCATACATAATAACCGATTTTTATCATAATATAGTTTATTTGAATATAGAAATGCTAAATAAAAACTTAACATTGTATCAATAGTCGCAATTTTTAACATTTTATTATTTATATAAAGTGTATTGTAACTGTGACAAGCGTTGGGCTCATATATAAATGCAATAGTATCGTTATCTATTATTAATTCATAATGTTTAGGGATATTGTCACCAATGCTATCATGGTGTTTTATTTTCACTTTTTTTATTCCCGCCAATTCCAACCTTTCTTTCGTAATTGTTATACTTGTCAATGGATCTTCCGATAAAAGATCAAAATCTGGTATGCTATCCAATACTTTTCTTTGATGTTTTGGCATATATTTACCATAAAGGGTACTTGCATAACCTCCAAAAAATATTAAGCCTTGATCAATAAAACTTGTTTTAACTAATTCATATATTATATCTCGATTTGCCTTTTTCCCTTCAAAATTTCTCATAAAATCTTGACTATTACATTCTATTCCCTCTAATGGATAATTTTTATTTAATAATATTAACCGTTTCAATATTTTTTCCCATCGACTAACATCACCATTTGGCCTAGACAATTCTAAATACATTGACATACGTAAATAATTAGCTGGACAATAATATATATTATTTACTTTTATTGATTCTTTCAATAAAATTCTAAATATTTTTTTATCTAAAAATGTAATATCGGCTACTGGTATATAATTTACAAATACCTTAAATGTTCCAACATGAATACCTGCTTTTGCTTCGACCTCATCATAGCCCCGTTTATAATATATATCTGCCAATTCTTTTGCATCATTCATTGCATTTGGAGAAAAGAAATCATAATCTGGAATTTCTAAATTTTTATTATAAAATTTATCTTGTTCTGGTAATATATTATTTATTGCTGTTCCGCCATAACATATTAATTTTTTGTTTTGAAGAAATTCTTCCACAATTGATATTATTTCTTTAACATCTGGAGAATCAATTACTTTTTTTGCTGAACGTTCTTCAGCGTTATCTACTGCTTTACGCAAAATTTCCAATTCTTTTTCTTGAAAAATTTTTACTTTATCCATAAATACGAATATTACTATATCAGTATATTATATTTTATAAAATATAAATTATGAAATATAATTATGAAATATAATTATTATGGTTCCATTTTTGTTTTAGGTATTGTTTGAGTGTACGACACAGAACCATTTGATGTAGTTGCAGTCGACCCACATGCAGAACTTCTCTTCTCTTTGGGTATTTCAGCAAGTAATGTATGCGATGGCGTATTTCTTAATTTACATTGTTTCAACACAAAACTAAATTGGAGTTCGTCAAAAATTTTAAAATATACTTCTAAATTTTCATCAAAATTCTGGAAATTCATAGCCACAAATTGACATCCGAGTTGCATCGATGGTCTCGGGTCAAAATTATCAGATCCAGGCGTTAAGTTTGGCAATACCATTGTCATGTAATTTTTATTAAATAATGTTAGGTCGGCTTTATGTTCTGATGCTAGTTTTTGCTCACGAAATAATTTATTTTTTGATGTATTTGTTAATATATTTATTAATGGGAATAAATTTGAATTTGTAATGTGTGCACTATTTAAACTATTATATTCAACCATAACAATACATTTATTACAAAACTGTATTAAATAATATTGTCCAAAAGAATTTCCATAATTATCATTACCATATGCTGAACCCAATAATTTATCTTGAAATATTTCCCCTAAATATTTTGCTATTAAATTTATTGTTTGTAATTCATTAGTCATTATTCGTAAATGTAAAAATAATGGATCACTGGCATTTGTTGCAGAATTACCATCTGATGTTTGAACATCCTCACCAATTGCATACAAATTAATATACCATAATACATCAACTAAATCTAATGAATTGAATGTTTCTTTAATATGAAAACTATTATATAATGATTGTGATTCAATTGACGTTGCTACTACTGGTTTATTATTTTCAGAATATATTTCAAAATCCAAACATCTTGCACCTAATTTAATTGCATGTTGTAAAGCACACATATTTACAAAACTATTTTTAAATCCTCCAGGTGAACAACAATTATACGCAGTTTTAACATAATATGAAAAAATACGTCCTGGCCCATTTGGTGGAACATCGAAAATTTGGAATTTTGATTTATATGGAAAACCATTATTAGTAACAGAATTTAAACCCTGTTGCGAAAAGGTATTAAATACGTTTCGTACACCAATTGGTTGAATATGTACACTATTATTATTATATATATCATCTAAATTACTACATTCTTGTGTAGGTTTTTGTGTTAAATTGTATGTCCAAACTATAAATATCAATATAACTAAAGCTATAATAATATAAATAATTATTTCTACAACTGCTTCACCCTCATTATATCCCATTTTTGATCCTACTAGATTTATTATACTACTTGTTGCACCTTTAGTCAGTTTCAAAAAATTTTTTGTATTTTGTTCAAGATTTATATTCATGTGTTCAGTTTTAGTACTCATTAATATAATGAAATAAAATTTTTTATATTTTAAAAGTTATTAAAAGTTATTAAAAGTTATTAAAAGTTATTAAAAGTTATTAAAAGTTATTAAAAGTTATTAAAAGTTATTAAAAGTTATTAATGTATTAATATATTAATATATTACAATGGCAGGAGGTTTATTAAATTTAATATCAGCTTCAACTAGTGAACCACATTATATTATAGGGAATCCAACAGCCACATTTTTTTATTCTACGTGGAATCAACATGTTAATTTCGGTATGCAAAAATTCAGAATAGATTATACCGGAAATCAAGATTTACAACAAAACGGTTCTACTACATTTAATTTTCCTATTCCGAGACATGCCGATCTATTATTGAATACGTGTTTGGTATTGAAATTGCCTCACATATGGAGTCATATATACACACACAACGATACCGATGGTTCTTATAATTGTCCGTATGAATTTAAATGGATAAAAAATATTGGATGTCAGTTAATTGAAGAAGTTTCATTATATGCTGATGGTACTGTTTTACAAAAGTATTCTGGTTATTATTTACGAAATATGGTCGAGAGAGATTTTGACAATACAAAGAAAGATTTATTTGATAAAATGACTGGAAATATTCCACAATTATATGATCCGGTGAAATGCAGTAATAATGGAAAATATCCGAATGCGTTAAGTCAGAATAATAATGAAAATACTGTTAATCCATCAATTAATGATCGAATGCTATATATTCCATTAAATATGTGGTTTTCAATGTCCACATATCAAGCATTACCCTTAGTTTCATTACAATATCATGGATTATCTATAAAAGTTACATTAAGACCTTTAAATGAGTTATATATCATTAGAGATGTTTTAAATCCTGATCTAAATAAATACGAAAATACTAAATATAGGGTAGCATCTGGCGAAACAAGTGAACATTTATCTCAATTTACTAAATCTTCTATATCTACTGGCGAAAACGATATACGACTACCTAGTTTTGACATACATTTAATGAGTACCTATGTATTTTTGAGTGAAGATCAACGTAATCATTTTGCTAAAAATGATATTAAATATTTATTTAAGGAAGTTAGAGAATATACTGTTCACAATATTATTGGTAACTACAAATTGGATACACATTCGCATGGTTTAATTACTAATTGGATGTGGTTTTTTCAAAGAAGCGATATTGCTAAAAGAAATGAATGGAATAATTATACTAATTTAGAGTATGAAAATACAAACCAATACAATAATAAATATATATTTGATTTAAGTAATTCTCCGAACATATATAGTGGTGATAATAGTAATAATTTAATATATTATACTCCAGAGTTTGAATTGAAAGATATAGAAGAAATAATGCAATCGATGGCTATTATTTGTGATGGTGCGTATAGAGAAAACGAACAACCATCCGGTGTTTATAATTATCTAGAAAAATACAATCTTACTTCTGGGAATGCTGTTTCGGGTTTGTATTGTTATAGTTTTTCATTGGATACTAATAGTTCAAAAATTCAACCTAGCGGTGTATTTAATACTAATTTCTTTAAAAAAACCGAATTTGAAATAAAAACAATAACACCGAATCTTGATCCCAATAATACTGTATCTGTTAAATGTGATGAAAATGGAGCGATTATTAGTGTGAATAAGAGTAATAAAAATTTATACGAATATACTTATAATTTGACTCTTCAAGAAGAAAGATATAATTTTTTTATTTTTCAAAATGGTATGGTTAATAAGAAAATGATGGGTTAAATATATTATAATTTATTTTTTTATTTTTTTCTTTTAGTATATTATAAAATGTCGGTTAGTAACATTGAAAGAGTAAACAATGAATTAAAAGAGAATATGAGATTGTATGGAAAATCTTGGGCTATATTAGAGGTTGAAAAAAAAAACCCATTTGGTAGAACTAGTTATAATCATATGTTTATTCAAATGGACGAAAAAAATAATTTATTTTTTTCTTGGAGTGGGGTAGGGCAAGGGTTTCGCCTCAATCCTGACCTTTACGTACATGTCAGGGGACCATTTACTGTAAAATCAATACAACCAGAAAACCCGCAAAAAAGGGACAATACATATGTTGTTTATTTTACAGATCATAAAAAAATTACTATAACAGATATAAATGGTATACTTGGTTCTTCTTATATTGATAAGAATAAATATTTACCACCACCCGGGTTGAATACGGTTAAAGAAGAAGACAAAGATGCTTATATTGCTGAAGCTATTAAGGTTTTTGCCGCTGTTCGAGCGCTACTTACTAATCAGCCGGCGCCGCTCACCGAGTCCGCGTTATCTGCAGGAGGTAAAAAACGAAAAAAATCAAGAAAACGAAAAAAATCAAGAAAACGAAAAAAATCACATAAGAAAAAATCTAGTAGATATAGAAAAAAATATTCTAAACGGAGATAGTCAATAAATCAATCAAAAACAAATTTTACATGTGTTTTTTTATATTGTTTACAGATTTGTAAATTATATTTTATATACATATAAAACCAATATATTAACACAAATAACAACGATGTAATGCCTATGGAAAAAAATGGAAAACTTAATGTAATGTTTAGTGGCGTATCATTTGAATCGTTATTATTGAAATTGTCATCGTTATTTTTATAAACATAAAATTCTATTAACCCAATTAAGTTGAAACATGATGATATAAAAATATTTAATACTATTGCACATCCGAAATTAGATATTTTATATGTATAATTTGTTGTTATTATTGCGTTTTTATATTGTGATTTACAGATTGTACAATTAATATTATTTAATTTTGTTATTGCTTGTGCCAAACATTCTCCATGAATATATAAACCAATACATTCACACGGACTAATTTCGTCACATGATTCGCAACATATATAACATTCTTGCGATATATCAATAAATATATAATTAATTATATCTGGATTAATTATATCTGGATTATTTATATCTGGATTATTTATATTTGTATTATTTATATCTATCATGTAACTTAATATACTATATATATTTTCTACTTTTATTGCTTTTTTTTATAATATTTTATAATATTTTATTATAAAAAAAAAGGAATGGAAAAGGAAAAGAAAGAAGATGAAAATAAAGATTCATCTCCTATAAAAACGCATTCCATTATACTATTAGTGGTGGATTTTCTATTACATGGTTTTTTCAATCCATTCTATAGATATTGCAGTATCTACTATATATTCTTGTAAATATTCGTAAACAAATTTTTTGAAATAATTTTTGTGAACGATGAAATTATTTTCATGCGTTTTTTGTTGAGTACAATATATACTATATAAATTATCTATTTTAATAATACGTTTTTTATTCAATTTTAATGTTTGGGTTTTGTATTCTGTAAGAAATCGTATTATGTCCTCGTTTTTATCCCATAACAAATTTTTAATGTTATTAATAAATGTTTCTTCTTCTATGACAACATTTTCAAAAAAATGCCCAATTATTTCAATAATAATAGGTTCATTAATATTCGAAATATTATCATGATTGTTTTTATTTAACCAATATTTAAAAAGTAATATAATTTCGCTTATTTCCAATGAATATTCTGCTGTTAATGGTTCGTGAAATATATCTATATCTGTCGCGATATTGGTATCGTCGGGTGATTCAATTATATTTATTTCTTCGCATATCATAGTTTTATTCCAAAATTCCATAAATAGACTGATGATTGGGATTTTTTTACTTGAAATACCTATATATATATCCAACTTTTCATTATGTGTGATTGTATTCTTCAATGTGGTTTTGAATATGCTTAATAGATATATATTTGGTAAATTATTTTCTTTTAAAAATAGCTTCCATAAATAGTGCATGTTTTTCCCTGAAATATGATTATATACATGGTTGGTTGTTAATGATGTGTTCAGGTCGATCGTTTCATCGTTATGAGTAGTCCTTTCTATCATTGATTCTATAAATTTACAAACAAATCTATCATTGTTTTCCAATAAATTTATATTATTATATAATTCATTATCGCAAACAATTTTCAAATATTTCTCGCTGTTTTCATAACGTTTGGAATAATGAATTCCCACTATAAATAAATTTAATAAATTATTATTGAAATTATTAATTAGTAAATCTGTTATGGGATTATATTTATTATTTACAATATTCTTATCTACAAATACTATTCTGCAATTTGTATGTTGCTCATGATATTTATATTTAAAATTATTAAAATGGTTTGCACCAAAATATTCATATGCTAAACTGGATAACAATTTAATCAACTTTTTACACCCAATATCTATTAAATATTCATATTGTTCGTTTTTTTTCAATATTATGTCGCCTATTATTGTTAAAAAATATTTCACTTGGTCTTTATTATTTAAAAATAATGGCATTAAATTATTTATTACAAATTGAATAGTATCAGTATCAGGTATAGAATCAAATATATTTCTCTCTCGTATTTCCTTTTGAATGTTCAATTTAATTTTATGTTTCCATGCTGTAATATTTTCGTTTCGGTTTATTAGCGAACATACTTCGTGTATAATATCATCTACTTTACATGTAGAATAATTTATACTATCATATTTAAAATATATTTCGCTCGATGAACAATAAAAATAATTGTTTGAATTCAAATATTTATCTATAAAATCTCTACTGTTTTCTATTAATTTATCATATCTCTCTAGTTTTTTATTGTAATTTTTCAGATCATTGTCCAAATGAATTGGTAATAAATTTGCAATATAATTGTTTATTTTATTCAACATATAGTGATTATCGCTATATTTATCAAATAGATCATTAATTGTTTTATGACAATTATAAATATGTGTTTGATCTAAAGTTTCTGAAGATATATATGATAATATTTCTTTATTCGTTTTCATTTTAGTATTAAATATATATATTAACAATAAATATTTAATATAGTTATTTATAGTATTTATAGTATTTATATATTCGATGGTTTAAAAATTGGTTGATTGCAAAATTTTACCATTTTTATAAACACTACATTTCATATATTCTTTTCTTGGTCGCTTACATATTGTACCATTTCCAGTAAAATCACTATAATATAATAAGGTAGGATAACCAGCAGTATTAATCAAACCATACCATCCAGCCCCTAATATAAACCCTACCAATGTACCTAAAAACGATGCACCAAACCCATTGCATTTTTGCATTGATTGTGTTACAATATCGATTATTAATAAAAGTACTAATACACAAACTAACGGAATATTTAATGTATTTGGTGGATTATATCCCATCGGCAAACATATATATGCAATTGTAAATGATATAAACATTGCAGTCATAGACGGTGTATCATATCGTTCTTCGGCATTACTTGTATTTGTAAATGGGAAACTGAAAATATTACAAAATGGACTAGCATCTGGTGCACGTTTACTTTTTATTAAATTCATAAATAATACATTTAAAACAGATGCCAACGATGTTCCCAAAAGATAAATTAGTGCCTTAATATCACTATTTAATACACTAGTAAGTATTAAAAAGAATGCTAATAGAAACGGTGTCATTAAACTGAAAAATTTGAATACATTTGTAGCTGATAATTCTATTGATGCCATTAATATATATTATATATATTATATATTAAAATAATATATTCGAAATTATATTCGAAATTATATCTTCGATTGTTTTTATTCGATAACTAAATCGATTACTTCACTAATATTTTTAATTTGATGAAATTTTATTGATTTGAGCCGATCATTGTTTTTATGTTTCTCCATAAATAATTCGAAATCCTTTAAATTCTCATAAGGAAATAAAAAGGTATCAACTCCTGCATTTATACCTCCTAAAATCTTTAAATCTAACCCTCCAATAGCAGTAATATCTCCTTGCAAACAAATTTCACCTGTTATTGCAATATTATTTTTTATCTTTTTATTAATTAAAATACTATAAATTGCCATAGTGATTGCCGTTCCGGCTGAAGGCCCGTCTTTTGGTGTTGCTCCTTCGGGTACATGAATATGTATTCCTTGTGATTTTGTTGATTCAAAATTATTTTTTAATTTATCTCTTGTTTCATCATCAATTAAATTCCATGCTAAAGTTTTAGCTACCTGCATGCTTTCCTTCATGACGTCTCCCTGCATTCCTGTTAATTTTAAATCAAAAAAGGTCGATGTAGCAAAAAAAGACGTTTCTATATGCAGTATTCCGCCATTACCTAAACTATTCGCCCACAATCCATTAATCACGCCTACCTTTGGTACATTATTGATTTCTATAATTTTGATTTTATGTCGTTCTTTCAAAATATAATCTATATCTTTAATATCGACTTTCAATGGGAATTCATAATCATTTGTATTCTTTAAAATATTTAAATTGATATCTCCAATAATTTCAAATAATAATTCCTTTAATTTACGAACTCCACATTCATTAGTATATGTACTAATTAAATATCTAATTTCTGTCTCGTTTATATGTATCGAATTTTCTAATCCAATTGTTTTATATATTTCAGGTAATAAATAATCTTTTGTAATTACTACTTTATCATCTACTGTTAAATTATCAAATTTAATTCTGTGTATTCTATCCAACAATATCCTATCTATTGCATCTGGATCATTATAACTAAATATAAACAATATTTTTGATAAATCTAAATCTATACCACTGAAATATTTATCTTGAAATGCGTTATTTTGGGTACTATCGATCAAATGTGTTAAAATACTAATTATTTCTTTACCATGTTCAGTCCGGCTAATTTTATCCAATTCATCTATAAATATTATAGGATTCATACATTTCTTTTCAATCAATATATCCACTATTTTACCCCATGTAGAACCGACATATGTATAATTATGGCCATCTAATAAACTACCGTTTGATGAACCGCCGATTGCTATAAAGGCAAATGGTCGACTTTCACCATTTGCATCTTTTAAACAATTCGCAATACCCTTTTTTGCTAAAGTTGTTTTGCCGACGCCATGAACTCCTTCGAACCCAAAACTGTATCCGGAATTTTCACCATTAATCCATTGTCCAATGATTCTTTCTATTAAACTTTTGGCCGTTTTGTGTCCATACACAGCATCATTTAGCGTTTGATTTACATTATCAATATATTTCACAATATTTGTATTTTTATGTTCTATTTGTTTTATATTATTATTAATAGTATTATAAATAGTATATACGTCACTGTTTATGGTATTCGAAACAATTGGTGTATTGGTCGTATTTCCTGATATATATATAATATTTAATAAATAATCTATATTTTTGTTGTCTTTGTTATCTTTGTTATCTTTGTTGTCTTTGTTATCTTTGTTATCTTTGTTATCTTTGTTATCTTTGTTATCATTAATTAAAGTTATTAAATCGGATTTTAAATGATCGATATCTTGTTTAATATTAATTTTTCCACTCGTATTTTCGATACTATTCAAATTGTTATTTATAACATTTATAATTTTTAAAAGTGGTTTTTTTTTCAAACTATTAATATAACCAATTGTATAATTTATTATTTTTTCATTCACATTTAAGTCAGTTGTTAAATATTTTATAAAATTATTTATTTCTATAGTATTGCGTTTTGGACTTTCCATATCAATATTTGTAATAAAATGTTTATTATTATAATCATTTATCGTTAATAATTCGCATAATGTTTTATCCACATTATATTTTGTCATATTAACAAATATGTCGAGCAATTTAGAAAAATCGTTATTAATATTTTCACGCAAATCTAATATCTCTTCCCGTTTGTATATATTAAATGGTATCTTCAATAATCCCTCCAAATATTGTCGAGCTTTAGATCCAGAATCGTCAGATTTGGCTTTGACCTCTTTTAATTTTTGCATTGCCTTTTCTTTAATATAATCACTCACTTTCATCAAACAGATTTGTTGTTCCAATGGTATTTTATTATTATCAAAATTATATAAATTATTTGTGTAACTAATAGTCTGAGACATTGCCTCTTTAAAATATTGTTTGTATTTCCATGGTAAACTATCTAATATTGTTGCTTGTTCTGATGTATCAATATTTCCATTATTATCATTCGATAATAAATCATATAATAAATATGATATATATTGGAACTCCTTTTTTTCTATATTTAATAATAATTGAATAATTATGTTACGTTGACTATATAATTCACTTCCTATAAAATCTTGAACTATTTGATATATAGTTTTTTGTTTTAATAAATTAATCTGATTAATATAACCGACATATCGATCATATAATTCTTTTATATTATATATTAATAATTCTTTCAATGTTAATGTATCTATAAATCTAGACCATGTTATTTTATTAAAAATATTATCTTCGAAATCTATCATATTTAAATCATTTAATTTATTGGATATAAACTTATGATTTAAACATTCGGGTAGAATATCATCAATAATACAAAAAATCACAATAGTTTGTTTTAATTCAGGATGATGAACTATAAATTTTAATCCATATACGCGAATTTTAAAACAGTTATTAGTTCGGGCAAGATCAAAACATTCTAAATTTATACCTTGTTCTATTAACATATTATCATCTATTAATTTATTTTTTATCAATCCAGATTTTATTGATTTTTTACTATTTGTTTTATTATTCCAATTTAAAATTTTGTAATTAATTGGGTGACAATATTTCGATAATATTTTATATTTATCTATTATATCCTTATTTGATACAATCTTTTGCATTTGAGCTTTCCCAAAGCATATTTGCATTAAATCATCGATATAATATGTGCCATATTGTTTTAATGTATTAGATAATAGATTATTTATGAATTGTAATAAATTTATTATATCATTTTCATCATTTTCATTATTATCTATTGATTTTAATAAATTGTTTACTTTTTCTAAATTGCTTATACATAAATTTATATCATTCAAATTCATTATATTAAAAGCTTTGTATTTTTGACAGGATAGAAATGTGTTTTTTACAACTTCATGATAAAAATTTATTTTTTCTTGATACATATTAATAATATTGTTATTAGAATAAGATGATGGAGATATTGGTATTATGCTATTTGTATTTTCATTCATTTATTAATTAATTAATATATGTATATTTTATTATATAATTTTAAATACTATTCGCCATTTTTAATATAAATATACATATTTCGTTGATAATTTTTAATTATTGACAAATTAGCATATATAAAATATATTTAAAACTAAAATAATATATTTTATATAGTGTAAATCGTACAATACGTAGATGGGAATCCCCAGCTATTTTGCATACATTATTCGAAATCATAAAAAAATCATCGGAAAATTAGAGGTTTTAACCGATCCCACAAAAACAGATACCTATGTTAAGATGAATAATTTATATCTCGATTGTAATTCGATTATTTATGATTCACTTCAAAGAGAGGAATGCAATGGACAAGAAAATAACTATGAAGATACTATTATAAAAACGGTTTGTAAAAAAATCGATGAGTATATCAATGTCATAAAACCATCCGATAATATTTTTATTGCATTTGATGGTATTCCGCCTGTTGCTAAATTATCCCAACAAAAAAATCGTCGATATAAAGCATGGTATCAAAATCGTATTTTTAATATTGTTGATAAATGGGATACTGCCAATATTACACCTGGAACACCGTTTATGACTAAATTAAACAATGAAGTACACAAGTATTTTATAAATGGGAAAAAACGATATGGTGTCAAAAATATAGTTGTTAGTTGTAGCGATGAAGTTGGCGAAGGTGAGCACAAAATATATAATTATATTAGGTGTAATCCGGTGGAACATAAGGGATCAAATACTGTTATATATGGATTAGATGCAGACCTAATTATGCTTTCATTAAATCATCTACATTATTGCAACAATATTCATTTATATAGGGAAGCACCAGTATTTATTAGTAACTTAGATAGTGAATTGAGTCCAAACGAACATTATCTATTAGATATGGGAATGTTTCGAAAAGAATTACATAATGTAATGATGAATGAATATGATATTCGTAAAGGAGCGGATGATTGTATTCGCGATTATATATTTATGTGTTTTTTATTGGGAAATGATTTCATGCCACATTTTCCTGCTTTAAATATTCGGGCAAATGGTATCGATCTCTTATTACAATTATATAAATCATTATTCGGCAATAATAATAAGACATTGGTTTGTGAGGAATCGACTAATGATGGTAGAGACATAAATATCAAAATATGTTGGAAAAATTTGAAGCTATTTATTAAGCAATTCGGCGATAACGAAGAAGAATTATTGCTTAATATTTATAAGATTCGAGAGAAAATGGAACGACGAGTATGGCCTGAAAGCGAAGATTTAAATGAACGCATGGATAAATTTACAAGTATTCCTGTTCAATCGAGAAATGTCGAGAAATTCATTAATCCTAGAGAGAGCGGATGGAGATGGCGCTACTATAAATCGGTTTTTGGAAAGGATATTAGTGTAGAAGATAAATGGTTAAAAGATCTATGTATTAATTATTTGGAGACTCTTGAATGGACCTATAAATATTATACTATTGGGTGCGTTGATTGGCAATTCTATTACAAATATACTTATCCTCCGCTTTTTCAGGATTTAGTGCATTTTATACCATATTTCGATAATGAATTTTTGGGTGAAAAAGCAAAACATAATCCATTAGATGTAAAAACCACTCTTGCATATGTATTGCCTAATCGAAGTTTGCATATGATGGATGCTGGATTCGTGAAAAAATTGCTGGCAGAATGGGGCGATTATTATAAGGCTGATTATGAATTTACTTGGGCATTTTGCAGATATTTTTGGGAGTGTCATGTGGAATTCCCTCCAATTGATATTCAGCGATTTAACGAATGTATAAAGGGATATTAGACGGGTAAATATTTATAATATTTATTATTCGTTTTTTGATCACTATAAAAAAATTGAAATTGAAATATATAACATTTAGTAAGTCCACATCCAAGTAAATAGTCTCAAACAAACTATGAACTATTTTTATGATCTTCCAACCGAAATTCAGAGAAAGATTAAATTCTATTGTTTAAGCGGAGAGCTTTTAGACTGCATTTTAAAACGAAATGACAAGATCACTCAATATGAATCGCACCAGATTTGGTGGGGCGATGATGATACATATATATCTGAAAAGCGCAAAGAAATAAACACCGAACGATTTTGGGCGAACGCTTTTGATTTTATAGAATTAATAAGAGCGGCACATTGTCCTCTCTTCTTTATAACGATGCCTACCGAAACTCTTCTCGGAAAAATCAAGCGGAACGGGTTAATTTTACCAGAACGTCCATATTATCGCGAAATTCTAATCCAGATATTGTTAAAGTATTAAATAAAGGATGTTAATTAGGATATAAAAAATGTAGTTATAATTTTTTTTCGAATTTATTATCTTATTATCTTATTATCTTATTATCTTATTATCTTATAATAATATATATAGCCAATGTCTGGTAAACATCAGTTAACATATCCCCAATTACAGCGTGTTATTAAAGAAGATTCAAAAGTCATCCAAATTAATAAAAAAATAGAAAATTTATCAAGTAAAATAACGATTATATGGGATTTATTAGTGAAAGCATCACAATATATCGATACATTTGGTATTGAAAGTGATGGTAATATTGAAATGTTAGAAAAAGTTGAAAAAGAAAATACGCGATTATATAAAAAATATAAAGAATATGTAAATACTCTTGATGATTTAGACGAGGATTTAGAAGATGTTGTTAATGGAATTGTTGAAAAATATGATGTTATTCGCGTGAATGCATCCAAATATGCGATGAGCATAGCTCCCGGTGCTAGAGGTATTCGGCGAAAAACTAAAGGTAAACATAAGAAAAGGAAGGCGAAACGCGAAGATAAACATGAAAAGAAACGTAAAAGTAAAACCGGAAAGAAGAAATCGTGGTTCGATAAGCTGTTTGCGTAATATATAAACGATGTAACTATTATAAAATATTATAATATGAGAGAATATTTACAAATATTATAATATTTTATTATTTTAAACGGGTAATGAACTGTTTTTTACAAGATATAAGTTACTTTAACTTTTTACCAATAGAATTAATAGATAAAATAACATCAATGATTTTTGAAACAAAGCCATTTACCAATGAATTATTAAAAGAACAAATCAACTATCATTATCGTTTCGTATATGATCGGTTAAGAATTACTATTAATCAATATAAAAATTATCGTGATAGTTTTAATAACATTGTCCACTATAACGCTTATACCAGACTAAAATTTAATATGTGTTTAATAGAAGAAAATTTCTATAAACGATTTCAACTGTATCCAGAAAATGATTCCGACGATGAAAATAATATGTAGGCCTATATATTTAACTTGTTAATCGTCTCTTTAATTCGAGTATTGTTCAAATTCTCCAGTAATTCCAATGTAATAATTAAGTTAAAATCTATCTTACATATCTGATCTATATTGGTTTGATATAATTTATAAATTATTTTATCTATTAACACTATCAATAGATCGAAATTTATATAATTATTTATATTATAATTATCATCGCTGATAATATTTATTTTATTTATAATTTTCAAAATATTATTGAGCATTTCTTCTATTTTGCTTAAATAGATATAGAATTCATATTCATTATTGTACATTTTGCTAATTTTGTTCAAAATTTTTAAAATACATATATTTACAGATAGATCTTTGTTATTTCTTTGAAGATTTAAATTTAATATATCCTTGATCACAAATATTTTAACAAATATATTTATTATATTTATTATTTTTTCAATATTATCGATTTTCTTTACATTGTCTTCATTTATATTTGAGTTATTGATATTGTTTAAATTCTCTTTTAAATCAAAAATTGTTTTTTTGTAAACAAATATTATTCCATCTTTAACACTTAATTCCAAATGATTATTATCATAGTCTAATTGACTAATAAATTCAATATAATAATAGTACGCTTTGTGACAATAATATATTACTAAATCTAAATTATTAGTATGGATTAATAAAATATTGATTATATTTGATAATAACTCCAATCCTTTAATAAAGATATAATATCGGTAATTTATTTTTACATTAATAGAAATGTTATCATAAATATTATCTATATACAAATTAATATATTCATTAATTGTAATAAAATATTTTAATATAAATATATTGCTGTTTTCAGTAATATTAAAATAATAATTATCATTATTATTTATATCATAATTTTTGGTATCATTGTTTTTAGTATCCATGTTCATTATATTTATTAAATAATTATATTTAATAAATATTTAGTAATTTATTGATTATTTATTATTATTTATTATTATTTATTGATTATTTATTGAAAAATATAAGTTTAATAATAAAATGCGTAAAACAATATAAAGTTTTTTAATTTTAATCTATATAAAAATGTCTAGTGAAGAGAATTCAAATACTAATTATACATTACCGGATAGTAATATATGGGCACATATCGCAAAATTATCTATACTTGATGATAAACCTATTATGTTAGATTATTGGACAGAATCTTTAGATAAAAAGGTTGTTATTGGAGTAAGAGAAAACAGTGAAAAATTACTAGTAAAAAATTCGGAGGAATACACAAGTCCTATTCAAAAAATATTTAAAGTTCACGAATGTTATATTATTTGTACTGAAAATTCAATATATGTTACTAGTGCAAACATTTCTACCAAAAAAATATCATAAAAATGGTGAATTTTTATCCATTTTATCTAAAGCATAATCGTCTGTATACTGTTTGGCAATTTGTATATATTTATCATATTCATTTATATATAACGCTGCAATTTCTGGCACTAAAGGATCAGATGGATTTGGGTCGCTTAATAATGATAAAATACTTAACAAAATTTTATTAAGTGTTAAAACTGGGCTCCATTGATCTTTTAAAATATCTAAACAGATACCGCCTGAATTATTAATATTGCAATGATATATTTTTGTTATAAACGTTATAGTTGGAGGAGAAAACGGATAATTAGGTGGAAAATCTATTTTTAATTGAAATATTCCATTCTCATATGGGGTGTCTGGTGGACCACATATATAAGCAGTCCACATATACATATTATCATCGTTCGGATAAGCTACAATATTTAATTTAGCTAATTCGTTTGCCTGTTTGTGTTCAAATAATAATCTATTAAGAGTACTCATTATATTTATATAATGAGTAATATTTATATTTATACATAAATATAATATATTATATCATAATTATTTTTAGTGTAAATAATTTTTTTATCGAATTTAGTATCATTAATTTTACATATTTGGCGTATTATTGTTAAAAAATTATTATAATTTATTACTCTTGTTACATAAAATTGTTTTGATAAAAAATAATATTGAGCTATTTTGTCTATAAATGTATTAATGTGACTGTTATATTGTAGTTTTTTAAATAAAATTTTATTTATAATATAATAATTTTTATGATCGGTTTGTGGATCGTCTTGTTGATCGTCTTGTTGATCGGTTTGTTTAATAGTTGTACCCAATTCTAATAAAGAAAATAACATTTCAATAGGTATTTTATCTTTAAATATTTGGGATTTCATGTAATATATATAATAATAATACTATTATACATTTTATACATTTTATACATTTTATACAATTAATATTATATCTACTGTTAAAAAATACAGTATTAATAAATCTTCAAAATTATTATTTATATTAATCGTATACGTTGATAAGATTTGAATAATTAAATATTTTTTTTCTAAATCTATAGTATTATTATTTTTTAAATATGTATACATATAATCAATTATATCAATAATAGAATAACCATCATTAAATATCAGTATTAGTATATTAAATGCTTCGTCTCTTTTTTTATTAAAACATAATTCATAATAATCATTTAAATGATTAATTAACAAATTATTATTTATCATTTTAATATTAAAATCTTTTTCTACTTCTTGTAAAATTTTGTATTTTTCTAAATTATTAATTAATAATTTAATTGACTTATTTGAATACAATAATATATTATTTTTTAATGTATTGTCCAAATGCAAATTTTCATTAATACATATGTTTTCTAATATATTTTTCATAAGATTTGAATCCACATTTTTTAATTTTATATTTAATAAATGTGATAATATACCCAAATTTATTTTATTTAAATTATTGCAACTACAAATAAAATTTACGTTATGTATATAATTATCCATATGTATTTTAAAAATTTGTTGATTTTGATCGCTAAGTAAATCTATATCGTCAAGAATTATGGTTTTTCTTTTATTTTTTATTTCACACATAGATTTACAAAAACTTTTAACATCATTTTTATAAAATGATATTCCTTGTTCTTTTAAATTATTTATAAATAATACATTGTTTTTTACTTCAAATATATTGTCTATATCATAATATTTAAATAATATATTGTTTATAAGTGTTGTTTTACCGGTGCCAATATTTCCAATTATTATAATTTTTAATTCATTAGTAGTAATTAATTTTTTTATAAAATGTATTAGTTTACCATCTTCATAATAAAATTCATCGAGTGTCTTTGGTTGGTACTTATTTAATAATAAATTATTCATAATGACTGTTCAATCATAACATATAATTTTTATATAATTTTTATATTATAATAAATAATAATAAATAATAATAAATAATAATAAATAATAATAAATAATAATAAATAATAATAAATAATAATAAATAATAATAAATAATAATGATTTTAAGTTAAAAATCACTATTATATTATTATGTCAAAAACTTATTATGAAATTTTAGAAATACTACATACTGCATCTCCAGATGAAATAAAAAAATCATATCGAACATTATCATTACGTTACCATCCCGATAAAAATTCAAATAATAATAATTGTGATCAAATTAAATATATAAATGAAGCATATAGTGTATTGTCGAATGTTAAAAGTAGGTCTGATTATGATAACAAATTAGGCAATGTATTTACTAATTATGAAACGGATAAACCTAGGGGTATGTCAGGATTATACGATAATTCTTTTTATGCATATAATGGTCACCACATACCAAGCAACGACACCTGTGGTTATAACCCCAATATTGACAAATACTATAAAAATACAAATCCTAAATCCATTCATATTGTTAAAAATATTACATTTGAACAATCATTTAATGGAACTAAACTTCCAATTAACGTAACAAGAAATGTAATTGAAAACGATGAAGTATATGATGAAGTGGAAACTATATATATTGATATACCTAAAGGAATAGATAATAATGAAATTATTATAATTAAAGACAAGGGCAATTATGATAACGGTTTAACTGGACCTGTTAAAATAAAAATAAAATTAATACCTGATATATTGTTTAAACGTAAAGGATTAGACTTAATATATTTAAAAAATATAACATTTAAAGAATCGGTTTGTGGATTTTCATTTCAATTAAAACACTTGAATTCTAAATCATATACTATTAATAATGAAACCGGTATAATTATTCATAATAATTATACAACAGTAATTAATAATCTAGGATTTATTAAAGACGATGCATTGGGTAATTTAATAATTGAATACACAATTAATTATCCTGAAAAATTAGATGAATTAACTATAGAAAAATTACGCAAAATATTATAGTATTATCTAAATAATACTGTCGTTCAAATAAAGTAAATTTAAAATTAAAAAATTTACTTTATAAATTTGTAAAATTTAATGACGTTTAGACCTGCGTCTGTGAGTACGGCGAGCTTTCTTTCCGGCCTTTTTACGATGAGTTTTACTGTGAGTTCTACGTCTTTTGCGACCACCAACAAGATTTAATGCCATTTTATAATATATGAAAATATTTTATTTTAAATTAATTAAATTAATTAAATTAATTAAATAAATGAAAGTATTTGAATTCCTCGAATTCCCTAAATAAAAGTATTTGAATAATTCGACGATAATATCAAATACTTTCCTAAATTTGTATTACTATTTAAAACTTGTTCAGGATCTAACTTTGCAATCCAATTATATCTTGTCCGTTTTAATATTTCATCTCTCGGTATATATAACATATACGCATTTGAAGATAGAGTAAGTGTGTCATTGGTTAATAATGTATCAATTGTTACTGGATTATTATTTGCAATAGTACCTATTTGTTCAGAAGAAATTAAATTAACTGTTCTATTTTTAATATTCTCAGCTAACCATTCACCAACCGTTCCATTAAAATCTTGTTCTGAAGTAAAATCGCGATTATTTAATTGTTCTAAATATTCTATAAAAGTCTGTATTGTTGGACATTCTCGGAGACATCCTATTAATTTCATCGATGGTGCAAAAACCTCTAAATCATTATTATTTGCATTATTTACAAATTCTCCTACACTTGGTTTATTCGATTGAAGTATTTTATCATATAATGGTTTTATTGACTTTAAACAAATGAAACTATTTTCCATTAGCACACCACCGTACATGTGTAAAACTTTTAGTAAAGCTACGTTTCGCAAATGTTTTTTTACTGGATCACTTACACGTGTTAAATCTACATTATAATCCGGTAAAATTTTATTAAATGTAAAATCATCTATTAAACATACATGAAAATCTTTTCCACAATTATTTATAATTGATTGTATCGTTAAATATATATATGGCATATTCAATTCCGTACTACTTCTACTGCCAAAATTACACCAATTTCTTGAATTATAATTGTATTCTATATGTACCCATATAATTGGTTTCTTTATTTTTCCTAAATCTAGAATTTCGTTTTCATTATTGCCACCCAATAAATACTGTTTTACTAAAGTTAAATCGCTTCCCTTTTCCATATTATTCATTCCCGATTTAAATTTATCATAAATTAATCCTACTCCAAATAACAATACCATTGTTACTATTATATTTGACCAATTCATCTTATTTAAATTATTAATATTCATATTCATATAATATAATATGGTATAAAATAATTATAAAATATCTTATAAGATATCTTATAAAATAATTCAAATTTATTTTCTTTTCTATCATATTAATATAATCGAATCTAATGTGTTAATTGTTTTAAGTGTCCCCACCAATCGTTTGATCGTTTTTCTGTAGCTTGTTGTTGTTTAACTAATTTGAATGCTTGCTGGGTATTTATTATATTATTTGATTTACTTTCTTCACGTAATTTTTGTGTACTTTCTTTTTCTGTTAAAGGTATTATGGTTTGTCCTCTCATTTGTTTCAATTCCTCTAAATTGAAACCTTTTTTCAAATTTGTATCTGTTACCGGTACTACTGTTTCAGTATGTGCTTTCTTTAGATCCTCATATTGCATTTTACTAAATATATCACTTGAATATTCCTCTGGCCTTGAATTTGTTAAATCTGAATTATTTAAATTATTAAATTCTCGGATATCATCATATCGAGTTATCAAACTAAGCTCGCGTTTTTTTTCCATTATTTTTTCATGCATCATATTTTGCGATGTACATGCTGTATCATTTTGAATGTTATCATTTGACTTTAACCAATCACCGTATCCGCCATCGGTAAACTCATCTGTGATCTTCATTTTCTCAAACTCTCCATTAAACCATTGGTTAAAATTCTCCTTGAATTCCTTATTATTGTTTAATCTATTTAAAATCTCTCGATTACTCTTATCTAATTCAATATTCTTATTTTCATAATCTGTATTATGACTATTTGTATTTTCTCTCGATTTATCTTGAAAAATATATAATTGATATAATAATTTATATGCTTGACTAAAAAAAAGGAAATATTTCTTGTCTAATCCTGATTTATCGGGATGCATTTTTAATGTAGTCGTTTTTGCGGTTTTCATATCTTTATCTGTTAAATTATGATTTACTTGAAATAGTGTCAATATATCGTCTAAATCATAATTATCTATATTCAAATCTAGTTCTGCGTTGGAATTGTTCATAGTCATATTTATATTTATAATTAAGATTAATGAATATTATTTAATTATAAATAATTGTTTAATGTTTTTTGAGAGATTTGTATTATTATATTGATTTGGGACGTAAACTTCTTGATTTTCTGCTAGAATTATTGTTTGAACGAAGTGAAGATTGTCTTCGTAACGATGTTCTTGATGGTGTTCTTGATGGTGTTCTTGATGGTCTTCTGGGCGATGGTCTTCTGGGCGATGGTCTTCTGGGCGATGGTCTTCTGGGCGATGGTATTCTCGATGGTATTCTCGATGGTATTCTCGATGGAGATGTTCTTGATGGTATTCTTGAGGGTATTCTTGATGGAGATGTTCTTGATGGTATTCTCGATTGTATTCTGGATGATGGTTTTATATTACCTATTATCTTATTTATAATATCATCTTTATTTATAGGTAAATCTTGAATACTTTTAATACCAATATATGCTTCAAATAATATGCTTTTTAATTCGTTTATATTTTTATTGGAATTTATTTCTGCGATTTTTATAAGATCTTGAATATACATTTCTTCTACTGATGGCAAATATTTAGTTACTATTTCCCATAAATCAGCTCTACTTAAACTTTTAATTTTAATATTATTAAATGTAAAATACCGATTTTCCAATTCTATTTCACCAATAAGACGTACGAAATAGATATTATATCCATTTGCATCTATTTTATTCTCGGTTTTTTCTAATACCCGAATATAATGTGAATAATATGGTTTGTTTTCTGGATTTCGCAAATAATTATATATTGATATAATATCCATTATACTGGATAAAAAATTACTATATATCATACCTATGGTTGGTCCAAAATATTCATTATATACTACATCTGATGTATAGTTAATAGGCTTATATGATTGAAAATCTATTTTTAATAATGATTTTAATTGGCTTATAAAATTATTAATTTCTTTAATCATATCTCTAGTCACTATATTTTTAGAATCAATTGTGTTAGTTATTTCTTGGTTATCACTTTCTATATTGATAATTTTTTTATTTTTCACCAATTCAAAAAATTGAATAAACTTATTAGTATTTTCACTAATATATAGGTTTATAATTTGTTTTATATTATCAATATTTATTGGTGGACATAAAGTATTTGAATTATCATTCATCAAATTATTAACATAATCTTTATTATATGGCGTATTACTCAATATTAACTGTAATATATAACTGGTTAATACTGCTCTAAAATTGACTGAACTGCCAAATTCTAGATAATCTAAATTTGTAGCACCATAATACCTAAATAACTTAATAATATTTTCTTTTTGAGAAATCATATCTTCGAAATTTTGAGGTATACACATTGAATATTTTGAACTATCTATAAAACGACCTAAATCAGCCAATTTTTGTAATTTTCCTCCTGGCTGTAAATCTAATAAATTATGACATGCTATACAATGTCTCATAATAAATACATGTTTATATTCGGGTCCGACATATTGATCCTCTTCACCAAAATTATAATTTTCATTAAATCTATATGATGAAATAAATTCAATTTTTGGACCACCGTTTTGCCGTTTATTTATTACCAAATGTAATATATCTAAATTATCATAATTTATTTTGTCATCGAAATTATCTTTATTTAAATATTGTTTATAATCTGGTAATAATGAATCGTATTCATCCTGTAAAATGTTTTTTTTATTAACATATTGGTGTATTGGATTGAATTGTTCATTATTGTCATGTAAATATTTTAATAGATTTGTAAATGATGTTAAAAAATTTGAATGTGAAATAATTACCCGATGTTTGCTTTCTGATGAATTATTTAACAGATATTTTAAAAATTCGACCGGTTCATGATTAGAAATAATTGATTCTGATTCTTTATCATTAACTATACCGTCATCATTGCTAATTTCAATATTATAATTGTATTCTTTTTTAAAATATTCAATATCGTGATGTCTTAATTTGCAAGCATTTACTTGATCGATGTTTTTATCACCTTTTAATTCTTCACAACAATACGGTACTAAAGTATTTGATAATGTAAGTTTTTTTAATAAATTTATATTGAGATTGCCAATTTTACAAATATTTGCATTAAAATTAGTTAATGCATTTGCCAAATAAGTATGTGATAATTTGCGCCGATCATGTGTTGTCTTTTGATTTGCTGTAAAATTCTTTTTAACCGATTTACAATGTCCGTCTATATTTTTCAAGTAAATATTTTTTTTAATTCCTTTTATTCTATTTTTTTTCTTATCCGAATACGTTTTATTAAAATTTAATGTATTATAATTTGCTAAGGTTAAAGTATTGATTTTTCTTGTAGGATGTGTATTTGATAATGATTTAGATTTAGATCTTGATCTGGATAATGCCATAATTTAATATAATATAGAATATACAAATATTATATTTAATTTTCTAATATAGGTAAATTGTTAGTATTTTTCTATTCGTCTAAATTATCTTTCAAATAACTACTCGAACATAATCGTTTTATAATTTTACTATCTATACCATCTATACTTTGACCACACTTTACGATCAATTGAATGAATTCGGCCTGTTTTTTCTCGTTTTCTTCATAATCAGGATTCTCATCCATCCATTGTTTTACTCTTTTAAATTGAGCACATGATGCTTCTTTGATCGCGGTTTTAATGCGTGATTTGTCTTGATCTTTTTCCCATACATTATTTTCTTTAATATATAATGTTTCTCTTTTTATATCTGTACAATGCATCGGTCTCTCGTATAAACTGAGTTTACTCATATTTTCTATAAAAACATTACTAATACCCTCTGTTAAACCTTTGTCTTTTGTAGTCAATAAATTATCTAAAGAAATTTCTATTTGATCTAAAAAATCATTCATATTTAACGCACCTTTACATTGTTCGTTTAAAAATATATTGATATTGAACTTTTGTTTAATACTTGTATTATTATTTCCGACCTTTGGAATTAATTTGCCTATCTGATCTTGTTGTTTTATTAATAAATTCTTAAATTCTGAATTCTCATCTATTAATTTCATGATGATTGCTTTGTAATCTGTTGTCTCGTTTTCTATAATTTTATTTTCCATATTTTCTAGACTATTATTTGTTTCAGATAATATTGATGATTCTTCAAGAAATTTACATTTTTTCTTATGAACCGATAAGCTTTGGCGATGTTTGTATGACTTTCCACATTCGCAAATGAATTCTGGCGTGGCCCCTTTTGGGGCATTTCTGTCAACATTTGTCAACATTTGATGTTTATGGGTTGAAAGATGTCTTTCGTAATGTGTCTTTTTACATGTATTGAAGTTACATTTTTTACAACTAAATTTCGAGGTACTTAAAAAGGGCATTTTTGTCAACATTGCGTCAATATATTATAAAAATATATTTTTCTAAATTCTTTTGAAAAAATAATCAAATTTTTTTATCATAACACTTTTTGACTAACGAAAAACGGAATTTAGAGCGTTATGCTCTAAAAGTGATTTTTGGCATCCTAATTCCAAACTATTTTCACAGATCGAAAAATGGACATTTATAAATGTCCTTTTTCCAGGTTTTTTGACTCTGTTGAAAACCCTTTTTTTTCATGTTTTTTATTATGGTGTTAAAAAATAATAATACTATACTATATATAAGAAGAGATATCCTTTTATATAATAAACCGACAACCAACTTCCCAACACCATAAAAGTTCGCGCAAACTAGTCTATTTATTCATTTATTTATTCATTTATTTGTTCATTTATTTATTCATTTATTTGTTCATTTATTTATTCATTTATTTGTTCATTTATTTGTTCATTCATAATGTCTTTTATATAACTGCTCAAACATAATCGCTTAATTATTTTATCATCTATATCATTAATGCTTTTACCGCAGTTCTTTACCATATGAATAAAATAGTCTTGTTTATCAGGATCATCCATATAATCTGGGTTAGCATCCATCCATTGTTTCATATTTTTATATTGTGTGGCAGATACACTTTTGATAGCATCACGTATCTTTGATTTATCATTGTCTTTTTCCCATGTATCGTTCTCTTTAATGTATAATGTCTCGCGTTTTGCATCGGTACAATGCATTGGTCTTTCAAAAACACTTAATTTATTCATATTTTCTATAAATACATTTGATAGTCCCTCAGTTAACCCTCTTGACTTTGTAATATCTAAATTTTCTAGTGTAACTGTTATTTGTTTTAGAAAATCATTCATATTCAATGCATCCTTGCATTGTTCATTTAAAAATATGTTAATATTGAATTTCTGTTTAATGTTTGTATTATTATTATTATTACCCACCTTTGGAATTAATTCGCCTATTTGATTCTGTTGTTTTATTATTAAATTCTTGAATTCCGAATTCTCATCTATTAATTTCATTATTATCGCTTTGTAATCGATAATTTCATCATCATAATTTACATTTTCGATATTAGTTATTTGATTAGTCAAATTATTTTCTAAGAATTCACATATTTTTTTATGCCTTGACAAACTTTGACTATGTTTATATTGTTTACCGCACTCACAAATGTATTGGGGTTTTGTTGGGTTTTTTAATGTAGCATTGGTAGCATATATACGATTTATGTGCTTTGTCGTCATACGGTGTTTTTCATAATCTTTTAAATTAGACGATTTAAAGTCACATATATTACATATGTATAATTTGGGGTTTTTTGGGGTTAAACATGTAGCATTCTGTAGCATTTTATATATATAAATATTCTTTTCTAAACTATTTTTTCAAAAATATCTAAAAAATTATCATAACAAAAAAAATATTCAAAATTGCATTTCTTACTGATATGCTCTAAAATCATGTTTTCGGGTTTTTTTCCTCTAAACTATTTTCGCAAATCGAAAAATGGACATTTATAAATGTCCAATTCCCAGATTTTTAAACTCTGTTGAAAACTCATTTTTTTACACTTTTTATTTATGGTATTAAAAAGATAATATACTTATGATTTAGTAACATGCATAGTACACTGATTAAAAAATTTGATAAGGTTGTTTTTGTTACCACCAACAACCGATGCATTCGGTACATACCATTGTTCTTGTAAACCATTGCCATAATATGCAAATAGAACAGGTATGCCATTTATCATTTTGTATCTCTTCATCGCAACATATAAATCGATCGATTCCTCGATATCAATTACAATCGGATGAATCTTATCGTTGCAATTAGTGAAAAAGTGATCACATTCACCATTTATTGTTTGACATGGACCACACCATTCGGCTGTAAAGCGCACCACAATAATATGATCTTTTGGCAATGTACTTAGCTGGGTTTTAAATTCTGCAAGTGAGAGATTGTGTAATATTTCTGGCATAATAATATAAATAATATAGGCAAATTATATTTATATTATTAACGAATATGTAACAGTAATTCATAAAATCGGAAATTAAATAATGTAATTATTATTTCTAAAATTGATTTCAAAAATAATATTATAGATAATTTTATATTATTATTTATAATATGTTGGTCTCTTTATTAGAATTAATCGTTGGGCCAATGTTTTCAGGAAAAACAACACGATTAATTGATCGATACAATGATGCAAAATTGAATTGTACAGATGATGAAATATTAGTTATTAATCATGTAATTGATTCCCAGAGATATAAAAATAACAGCGTAGTTTCACATAATGGTATCGAAATCCCCGCTACAAGTATTACCAAATTAAGCGAAGCTACCGAACAAGTTAAAACAAATAAATATCTTAGACATATTTTCATCAACGAGGGTCAATTTTTCGAAGATTTGAGAGAATGGGTAATAGATATTTTGGATACAACCGATATATGGATTATTATTTGTGGATTAGATAGTGATTTTAAACGAGAGAAGTTCGGTCAAATGTGGGATTTAATTCCACATGCCCATTATGTTAATAAATTATATGGAAAATGTAATGAATGCCCTGGCAATAGCATATTTACCCATCGGATTTCTCAAGAAGAGGGTCAGGTTGTAGTAGGTACAATAAACTATATTCCTGTATGTAGAGAATGCTATGTAAAGTTGAATCCGAAGATTTCTTAAATCCTTAAATCCTTAAATCCCTAAATCTTTAAAATCTCTCATAAATACTATTTGAAAACTATTTAAATTTTATAAGAAAGTTATAATTATAATTATAAATATCTAATGATAAAATCAAAGAGAGGAAGAAAGCCCAAAAATAAAATGATTGATTCAAGTGGTAATTTATTAGATTTATCTAATCAAGTAATAACCAACAAAATAATACCTAATCTATTGACTGATATATCAAACGCGGTAGTTGGCCCCAAGAAACGCGGTAGAAAGCCTAAGGGAGGCAAAATAGTAGAAAATCTATCTAATACACCCAAAATTTCAAATACTATTCCAAATATTATTTTACATTTAAATTGTACATTATTTGAGGTAAATCAATTTTTTAATTGTAGTGAAATATATAGTCCTGAAATATTAGATATTAAAACATACAATGAAATCGATAGTAAAATATTTACTTCTAATTATGAATTGGTAAATAGTACAGACATAGAATCTAATGATATAATGTGCAATACGTGTGATACACTAAATACAAACATGGCATTTTTTAGTAATATAACAAATAATGATGTACAACATTCAGGTAGGGTAGATAATATGTCAAATATTATTCCCAAAGATAATATAATGGAAAATAAAAAATCAATGATGAAATTAACTAATAAAAAATTAATGGAGTTATCATATAAGCTTCACAATAATATATCAGATGGAAAATCAGCGTGTTTTTGGTGTACATATAATTTTGATACGCCTAACATATATATACCAAAAACGATGGATGAAGATAATATTCATGTTTATGGGTGTTTTTGTACTCCAGAATGTGCAACTTCATATTTAATTAATGAAAATATTGATACTAGTATAAAATATGAACGTCATTATTTATTAAATAGTGTTTATAGTAAAATTTATAATTATACTAAATTGATAAAACCTGCCCCGAATCCATATTATACATTAGATAAATTTTGTGGTAATATGTCAATAGAAGAATATAGATATTTATTAAATGAAGATAATTTAATAATAATTGTAAATAAACCATTGACACGTATATATCCAGAATTATTTGAAGATAACAATAATAAATCTAATATATCAAATATTATAAATAATAATAAATATAATATTAATATGTATAAGTAATTTCTACCATTTATAAACAAGTGAAAAATGTCCGAATTTCACTGTAAATTTGTTGGTTGGAAAAAGGATCGCATTTCACTGAACATTTGCTGATTTAAAGATTTTTCGACAGGTTTTTTTTCTTCAATTTGTAAATAGTCTCTAATAACTTTTATGTAATCGTTATTAAATTCTATTAATTTTGTTTGTGCAGTAGAATAATTGTAGTCTGTTTGATTCATTACAAGATTGATATTATCGATAGTATTATCACTTGTATCCACGATATTATTAAGACTTATATCCATTTATATTTATTATTAATATGTATTTTTTAAACAATATTAAATATATATTAATATATTTATTAAATTGTAATGTCAATCGAAATTAATTCGTTAATCGATACTATTGGTAATGATTTAAAAGAGACCATTACGTCAGGATTAAAACAAAAATTTAATCCTATTATTTATAAAATAGAATCTACTAATAAAAATATGGATATTTTAAAAACTATATTGAGTAATTTACCAGAGTTTATTGAATTACAAACTAATTATAATAATTTACAAATGGATTATAATAATTTAATTATAGAAAATAATTATTTAAAAAATAAATTATCTAATGTTTCGAATGTTAATTTAAAGATAGTGGATAATGAGGCGGACCAAGATGCTAACCCACTGACCGAACAGAATTTGGATATTATTAGTGCAAAAATAAATGAAAGTTTAAGCAATGATACAAATGTGGTTTTAAATAATGATGAAGATGAGAAAGAAGATGAAGGCGAAGATGAAGAGGAAGACGAAGACGAAGAGGAAGATGAAGATGAAGATGAAGAGGAAGATGAAGATGAAGAAGATGAAGAGGAAGAAGATGAAAAAAAAGAAAACACTGTAGAAAACACTGTAGAAAACGGTATTAAAAATACACTCTCCCTCCCAATTACAGATGAAGATGATGAAGAGGAAGAGGAAGAGGAAGAGGAAGAGGAAGAGGAAGAGGAAGAGGAAGAGGAAGAGGAAGAGGAAGAGG